ATGAGAGAAGAACAAATGAATTCTACTGAAAGCGACGTAGATCAGGTCGTTGAAGTGAATGTAGAGGATCTCGATGGAGAGGTTATCGAAGATTTCACCCAACAGTTATCCATAAATGGTCAGTTTATATACAATGCTCGCAATGATGGTGTGATACTCATTGTAGAGAATTTGGGTTTCGGTGACGTGTATGTAAGCGACAAACCGTACGCTAAAGTTGGAGAGGAATCCCATAGACTTGTGTTCAAAGAACAACGTGCTTTCCAGACCGATCAACTGTTCTTCACGTCAGCAAGTCAACCCGTGGTGTCCATCATCGAAGTGAAATAAACGACTCAACGGAGATGCATGAATTCTTGTACGCAAGTCGGTTAAGAGCATGCTCTTGGTAACTTATATTGTTACCGAAGTCAGAAACCTACGAAGAGGAGGTGACGCAGATGCGTACGGATAAGATTAGCATTCAAGATATATATGCCTCTATCCACGCCACTCTTCGGGAAGATCCTGAGACTCTGAGTTTGCTAGGTTTGACTGCTGCCACTCCTTTAGAGGAAGTCTTGCGATTAACATAGCCGACCGGGTATCCGAGTTCTTTGATGATCAATTCATCAGGGGTCTGACGAAAGGAAGTGCGTTCAAGGGGAGGATGTCACAAGCTCTAAAGCTGATGACATCGACTCAGGGAACAGCTACAAATTCATTGCCCAAATAGCATTCACTATTGGGTTAGATGAAAATTAATAAGGAGGTCTCTATTTTATGGGAGTTACCAAAAACAAGAAGATGCTGATTAAGGGTGCGGGTAAGTTCATGGCAAAAATTCCGAATTGTGATGACCTCATCACAATCGGTACACTAAACAACATGAAGCTGGATATTCAGCTTGACATGCAAGACATTGAGGGTGGAGATTCCAGCGTATCCCTGGATACTTTACTTCGCAAGAAAACCATTGACATTACCGCGGAATCCGCTAAATTTGACCTGAATATGGTTCGTCTCGTACTCGGTTCTAAGCTGCGTGAAGGTGTTTCCGGTGCGGCATATAGCATGGTGACCGAGACCGTTAATGTACCATCGTCGTCTCCGTACCAAGTAACCTTATCGCATGTTGCTCTTGCTTCTCCTGCGCCAAAGGCCTATGAGGGCAATGTTGGTGGGTCGGACGTGACCGCAGACGTGTCTGTTTCTGGTGATATCGCGGTCTTTGATATGGCTCTTGCAGGTAAGCAGGTCGTGATTGTGTACGCGGTTGGTCAATCAGGTGTGACTCAAGATCCGGATGGTTTCGTGTGGGTTCTGGAGGAAAAACATACCGTAAAACAAAAAGGATCTGACTTCACGGTTGACCTTGCATACGGATCTAACCTGAATGTTGATCCTCAGATTTCTGTCCGTACACTAAAAGAAAACAAACTTCTGAAGAAAACGACGAGTGCTTCTCCAACGGAAGAGCAATACGTGATTAACGGTGGGGTGCTGAAGTTTAACTCTGCTCTGAAAGATGTGGACATCTACGTCAACTATAAGCGCAATGAAGTCGTAGATATCTTGGATATCACGACGAAAGACATTCCATTGACAGTGCATGTCGTACACGACGGTCAGTTTGAACAGAAGGATGGCACAATTCAGGGCTATCAAACTGAACTGTATCAATGCCGCGTAAAGTCCAACTTTACTCTTGACGCACAACGTCAACAAGCCTCTACACATAGCATTACACTAACGGTAATTGATCCTGAACGCGTCGACGGAAAGCTTGGTTCTATTAAGCGCTACGAAGCAGGTCAAGTACAAGGCGTCGATTGCTAATTAACGAAGACCCTCCACGGAGGGTCTTTTACATATGCGTTGTTATTTTTTAGCATTTATTACTTAGAATGTGCTGTGAGATGGCTTGTTGGAATTCCCCCGCCCAGGGTCATCTCGTATGACTTTATTTTGGGGGACAAATCAAAGGGGGCTTTTGAATGAGCGACAAAGAATTCGTAATTCCACGTTCGGGCGAAACGAATATACCGCGTGATCATGAACTTGAAGAACAGGTAGCAGAACAACCATCTGCCGCAGCTAATCCAGAGGACAGCAAAAAGGCCATTACACAGGATGAAGCTGATATTCGCGAGAAAGTTTTTTTTGAGGAAGATGAAAAAATTCGGCTCCGTGACGGAAAAACATACTACATTCCGCCGCTCGGCCTAAAGGATGCGCGGAAGCTCATGAAAAAGCTAAACACCATTGATAACGGTGTCATTATCGCTAACTTGATCCCGGAGGGCAGTGAAGACGAGGACCGATTCGAAGAGCTGATGGAAGTACTGCTGATGGCGTTCAAGCCCTACTATAAAGACATGACGACCGAGCATCTCGAAAATTATGTGGATCTGGAATCGGCTAAAAAGATCATCGATTGCATGATTGGTCTGAATGGCCTAAAAAAGTCGTTGTAACCTCTAAGGAAGAGGAAGAGGACTACGAGAATAAGCAGCCGGTAGATTGGGCGAACATCTTCTTCAAACTAGCGCATTACTGCAACTTGAAAAAGCAGGATGTCTGGGATATGACCCTACCTCAGTTGGGTTACTACTTAGAGCAGTGCAATGAACATATTGAATTTACAATCAAAGTATCTTCCATGTCACTTGGCGGACTGGGATTATTCGGCGGCGGTATGACGACCGAACCGATTCAGGATGAAGAGAAATATATCGATGGATACAAGATTGCTGAGGCTGAAGACATGAACTTCCTTGCTCAGTTGCTATAATTCTTTGCAAACTTCTGTCTGCTCCTGAATGGAGGGGGCAGGAGTTTTATTATATAGGGGTGGTGAGAATCCATGAATAATAACCAAACTGACATCATCTTGGAGATTCAGAAGTCAGTAGACAGCATGATCCGACTTGGGCAGAATTTAGAGACATTAGACTCTAGATTTGGCCGGTTAAATCAACGCATTGCTACCATGCAATCATCATTTGATGGATTAGATCGGCAGATATCCGGTCGGAGTGGTAGTAAGCTTCAAAATCAATTCCAGCGTAAAGCCAATGACCCGCTCCAAGATGACGAGACGAGAAGCGGCCACGCGTGGAGCAAAAGTTCTAATCCGGGATCAGCATTCAAAAAAAAGATCGAACGAACTACAGAGTCCTTCAATGATCATTTAAGCCGCAATTTGCAAAAAGAACTGGACAGCCTTAACAAAATGATCGATGAGATCGAATTATCGCCGTCAGCTAAATTGAAGCGTTATCTGAATAGCCAAATGGATCTGTTTAATAGCAAGCTCATCCAAAAAATCCGCGAGCAAGCACATGTTCAAATGAATTCATTGTTGCAGGAAATATCGATGATTCAATCAATGGATAAATCTATGAATCTCAGTCCATCCGCGCTTAACGCAACCGGGGGTGGGGCAAGTACAGCCGGAAGTAAAACAATTACCGAAACGGATTCCAAACAGGGAAACACCGTAGAAACTACGGCAAAAAAGGAAAATCAGACGAATCCGCTTGGTCTCCATGTAGCAGCATTCAATTCGATACGCAATATGCTATCCGGAAAATATCCGGACGTTACGATGGCAGTCTTGAATAAGGCTGCGGAGACCTTCCAGAAAACACAGGCGGAGACAGCTAAGATGACCCAAAGCCTGATGTTCAAAAAAGATTATCAGACGAACCATACTGATGGAAGCAGCACCGTAGACATGTCCAAGATAAACGCGACAATATCGAATCTTCAATCATTTATGCGGCAGCAGTCTGCTTATTATGGAACAGATTATTACGAGCTTTTTCAAGTCGGAAACATGGGCGCTAATGCACTGCAAGATCCAGTCGAAATCAAAAAATTCATTCAGTTGACAGCCCAGTTGAAAACATTAAATCCTAGCAGCAGCAGTATCAACATCGCTAAGGGTCTGGAGTCTGTTAAGTCGCAGTTTGGCTTGGAAATGGCGGATATGCAAAAACAGGTCGCTGAGCCGCTGGCTGTGATATCCAATCTGACAAGCACCCCTGTTGAACAACTTCTGAATTCAGTTAAACGAGTTGGTTCCACCATGAGCAGCGCGGACAACAATCCCACAACCGCAGCTGTTTTGGCTGGAGCGTCCGTCCGCGCAACCTCTTTCAATGAGGGGAACGTCAGTAAAGTTTACAGTGATATGTTGAAGAAATTGGAGTCCGAAAAAGGCATGAACCTGCTAAACCAGCTGGGACTGAAGACTTCCAATATCGATGCTCAAACTGGAATCGAGTCGAATAAGTCGGGTGATGAAATCATCCAGGATTTATCCAAGACTTTAGCCACAAAAGACGAGAAAACCAGAAAAGATACTTACAATTCTCTGTTCGGATCATCCGGCTCTTCAAAAGATGCGGCTGCGATGAACGAGTTAATGAATAATTTTATCAAAATGAATGAAGCAGTGAAGGAAGTTACGAATGATGGACTAGGGACCAAGTACAAAGAGATGATCCAGAAATCGTTGTCTAATCCGATGGTAAACGCTAATCGGGCACAGCAAAAATTCACGATCGCTTTTGATGCCATTGTTCAAGAACTTACCCCATCCATTAATAAGGTATCTTATGCCTTTATGAACATGGCTAGCTTCGTTGAGCGCAATGCCCTGTTGTTTGCCAGATTAGGCGAAGTGATATCCAATGTGATGATCGGCATGCTGATGTTGAAAGGGATTAAGTGGGGCGCCGGTAAGATCGGTAAGGATGTCGGGGCTAATTTCGAGACTCAACGGATGCGCAGCGGATTTCTCGGAGGAATCTCCGCATTAGAGGGAACGGGGCTTATCGGGAACGATATTAAAGGGCTGAGCCGTAAATATGTTGGTCAGCTGCAGAAAAATCCGCTTCTGGACGGTTATATCAAAGAGATGAATTCGATGAATGAAGAGCAACAAAAACATTTAAAAAATTATATAACGACAAAAAATATGGATGTAAAAGATCTTCCTACGCTGTTTACAGCGATGAATGAAGCTAAAAACTGGTCGGCCCGTGAACCTCTTACCGAAAATGAGAAGTTTGACAGACAGAAGCAGTATAACAATCGTTTGGCCACTCGCCCAGACTCGGCTAGTTTCATTCATCCCGCTTTTATGTCATCGATGTTAGGGGGAACAACCGATAGCACTACCTACAGTAATTTCCGTAGACATACGCCAGGATATGCTGACTTATCTGATAAATTAACCAGTATGAACCAAAAAGAGTTTCGAGGCTTTGAAGACCATCTGGCAGATCGAAACCGAAACGGCCTTCCTCCGGTGAAAAACTATCAAGAATTATCCCAGGCACTCGTTGCATATGAAAAGACACAGAGACAAGCGGATGCGGCGGCGCGACAAGCGAGCCCTACATTTGGCACTTTATCGAATGCCATTAGAGGCGTAAACAGTGAAATTTCGCGTACGCAAGCGTTGCGAAATGGATTTAAGCAATTTCTAAAGGATATTCCCGATCTTGGTAAAGGGGCAGCGGTTTCTCTTAAAAATCTTGCCGGGGGAATAGCAAAGCTTGCGCTGGAGATTGCTTCTGCAATCGGGCTTGCCCAAGCTGGAAAATCAATGATGGAAAATTTCACATCGACGGATGACCAAAGGAAACTTAACCAAGCTGATGCACTTGATAGTAATGCAAAAGATTTTGCAAATACGCTCCGGATCGATGGTAAAGGGGATCAATGGAGCGGAGAAAGTATAGGTAATATGTTGTTTTCCATGTATGGATCAGCCATGAATGGAATCTCTAGATTCTTTGGAGCTACCGAAACTCACTATGGAGTTGGAAATCAGTTCGATCTTTACAACAAGATGATGAGTGACTACAACTTTAATGGGAGTATGTATGATTTTGCCGAATATCTTAAGCAAAAAGGAGAAGCTGAGGGTAAGACTTCAGAGGACTATGTTAGAGAGTGGTATGCCAAAAGTGAGGATGGAAAAAAATCTGCGAAACTCCGTGAAGAAGCTGCGTCCATGCAATACAAAGACGCTCAACTAAAAGCAACGGAAGAAGAAAAACTACAGAAAATTGCGAAGCAAAACTATGAGGAAAAATACAAAAGTGGCAATGATGCAAACTTGGTTAATGAAAGTAGCGTAAAGCAGCGCGTGAAGGATAAATTGTCGGATGTTAAAAATCGAAACAATCTTGAAAATCTTCGAGCGTTGATGAGCGGAATGAAGACGGATTCTGATGAGTACCTCTCCATGCGGAGGGGACAAATTACGAAGCTGCGTCAGGTTTTAGATGAAGAGTTAGCCACTATTGATAAATATATTTCTAACGCGAAAGCCATCATGGCGAATTCAGATCCCAGTTCCGAGCAGTATAAGAATGCTTCTGAATCATTGATCCGATTACAAGAAATAAAACAGAAAGTTCAGGACGATGGAGAAGCAGAGATTAATCAGGAAGAGTTTCAGCAACGACAGGATGAATTCCAAAAGAATACGAACAAAGTTTCCAGGGAGCTGCAGAAAATTGATCTGCTTTCACAAGCCAAGGAATTGGCCGCAGCTAACAATATGGACACGCAATCACAAGCCTATCTGGATGTGATGAAGAAAATTGCCTTAAACAAGTTAGCATCGATGAAATCAGAGCTGGAGAACCTTAAGGCTATTCAGGCTTCTGGTGACCAAACCAATGAAAAGGCGATGCAGATTTTACAACTTCAAAATAGCATTGCCGGCGAGCAATCCAAAATAAAAGATTATAATCTTGCATCGATTGGCATTGGTGCACAAAAACTGCAAGAACATAACTCTGAACGGGAGAATGCTCTTCTTCGACTGAAACTTATGGCTGGAAATCCTGACGATGATTCCCCGGTTCTGCGAAATAAACGGATCGCGAATGCCAAAGCGGAGATTTCGGAGATTCAATCCATTATTAGCAACTTGCAACAGAGATTGACGAAGAACATAGAAGCTGGAGAGGCAAGTACGATCCAGGCTCAAATTCGCGACTTGCAGAAACAGTCCCTTCAAGCTCAGTTAGGAATTTTGGATGAACTGAAGGGTTCGGCAGGGACATTCAATCTCCCTGATGGGGTAACGGCAATGACCCGCTACGAGTACCTTACTCGACAAGGAACTCATAATACAACAACTGTTGGCATGGGGGATGTTACCGTCAACATTACATTACCAAATGTAACAAACACGACAACCCCTCAACAGTTGCAGAGCATTGGTCAAGGGATAGGTCAAGGCTTCAGCCAAGGTCGAATTGGCGGCGTACGTACTCAACTTGGAGGTAACCCTACGATTAATTACCGCAGTCGTTACGCGTGATAAGAAACCATTGCCCCGCCTTATATTGAGGTGGGGTAACTTTTAGGAGGTTGTTGCATGACACAACAGAACACATTGCAATCCGAAGATGCCGTCTATAAGAAAAAGTTGTTCTACGATAACGGGATGAAGTTCACGGAGGTCAAAGCAAAGCTTATTACCGAATATAAGCCACCAACTCCATCCCTCAAGACTCATGTGAACCAAACGCTGGCCTCATCTGCGGGACTCGTTCAAAATGGAACTTCACATTATAACGCTACTCTTACGATGCTCTTCTATTCTAAGAAAGAATATGCAGACTGGCTGCAGTACATTGGTTCGCAGCATAAGTATTTCGATGAAAAAGGAACAGTGTATATCGGAATCATTACGGGAGAGCCCGATGTTAAAACTGCCGAAATGGAGACCAAGTACATTGTCACCATTGGACTCTCCCTCGTAAGAAAGCAGGAATTCGAGTACAGATACAAGACAAGGTTTATAGATATCGACGCTCATTGGGCAGAAGACTACATCATAGAAATGCAGCAATTGGGACTCATTGCAACAAATTGGACTGGCGACGGGGAAGAGGTAGATTACTTTAGGCCTGATGATCCAGTCACGCGGGCAGAGTCCGTGACCCTGCTTATGCGTACTTATCGCTACGTAGATAAGCTTCTGAGGGGGTATTGATGTGAAACGTTGGATTGATGTGGATGCACTTGACTGGTTCTATCGCGACACGTTAGACATGACAAGACTAAAAATAGATGCAGACGGCACGGATGTCCTACAGGGAATGACTTACAATGTGTTCGAAACGGGTCAGGGAAGAATCGTCAAAAGGTTCATCACCGTTGAAGGTCAGCAGGAATTTCTCATTCCCGAATACAATTACAGCGCCAAAAATCCCGTATACATTATCGTAAACGGAGTTGAGGTAGTTCCGGAGTCGATCGAAACCGGAAAAATAACGCTGACCAACCCTCTATCTTCAGGCATAGAGGTCGTTTGCATCGCTTATGGTAATCCTGCAATGAAGCGTGATGGATGTTTGGATACGCCTTATGAAGGCTGTTCGAACTACCATCACCCATACGCAGCATTAAAACATAAAGATACCTACTTCTTTAGCTTGAACCATGCGCCTGAGACGTGTACCGTACTTGGCGTAAAGCTTAAAAGGCTTATCGTTAACATCAAAGCAGGGGATGATGTTACAACGGAAATTAGAAATGCACTGGGATTTCAAAGAGATAAATTCGTCATACATGAAGGGATCGTATATCTTCCCTACCAATACAATGGGTTTCCAGCCGTTATTGGTTATAACGCCAATATCAATGGGGTTAATAAACGTACCGTTGAAACCGTCATTGTAGAGTCTACTTGCGTCCGATTGAACGATAGGCTATTCCCTAATGTGAATTTGCGCAGAGGAGAATTCTTTGGTTTGCTGTATAACCTGCTTTCCAATTTGCACAATCGCTATACAGATACCAAATTGGAACTGAATCCATCTCCGCAAAGAAATATAGCAGACGGGGCTTCTCTTGACTCTAAATGGTATGCGAAGCAAGTCAGAACTCTTTTCGATGAGAAGTTTATGGATGGATGCTATGTTTTTCCCCTCTATGCGGATGATAAGTTCGAGGGCCAGGAATGTATGACACGAGCTGAAGCAGTAACTTACTTGAACAGGTTTATTGAGTGGGTCACTGAGAAATATAGATAAGGTAGGTGATCATAAGTGGCATACGTATCGAATCTTAACTATCCCTCGGATCGGTTGATGCACGGGATCATGGAGCGTATCAACGCCTTGGGAAGCTCACCGAAGGTAATTATCGAATTGGACAAGTTGTCTTATGTTCCTGGAATCCGGAGAAAGTACGATGCTGCTCAATATGTTTACGATAGTGTAGTTCATGAGCAGCTATCAATTGATAAGGCGGAGAAACTCACCGATTACGTCGGTGGTGGTTTGGTGGACATACCCACGGAGCTGAGAAACTCAAGCATGTCCATGCCTATTCTATCGAGTAGCACGATGAGCGGACATAAGAATGATGATCTTCATATTAATGGCATGAGAATCACGGATTGGTTTGAGACAGATCCCAGGTGTTCGCGAAAGAAGCATAAGGGCATAGACCTTGACCTTGCGATTGGAGATCCCGTATATGCGGTTTGGGATGGTACAGTAACTTACGCGCAGAACAATGGCGGGTACGGTAAGGTGGTATATGTAAATCACGGTAACGGCTGGTCAACCCGTTACGCCCATTTAAGCAAAATCAGCGTAAACAAGGGAGAAAAGATATCTGCCGGGTCAGCATTGGGGCTAGGCGGGAATAGTGGTCACATCATTACTTCCGGTGGCGGGGATGGTTCTCATTTGCATTTCGAGGTGAGGAAGGATGACGTGCCGCAGAATCCGGAGCCTTTTCTCCGTGGAAAAAAGACGGTTCAAACGCCATCTAAGGGCAAGGTCACAACGGGTTCAGGTACGGCAGAGCATGTGCAATTTCACGTGGAGGCAACGGCATATATTGCGGCCTGTCCCGGATGCATAGGGATTACACGCGGCGGCACGGATGTTCGGGTATGGAAAAATTGGAAGATCATCGCCGTAGATCCCTCCGTCATTCCACTGAAGAGTACCGTTGAACTCATCGTAGACGGCGTAAGCTGGGGGGATTACTTAGCCGACGACACCGGTGGGGATATCAAGGGTGATCGTGTTGATATTCTTATGGAGACGAATGCGAAAGCCTTGAAATTCGGTCGTCGAGATATCGTTGTGCGAGTCAAGACATGGGGAGATGGTAAAGCTAGAGGATCCGGTGAAACCGGTACTCCCGTAAGCACTCAACCGATGCAGGAATTGGTCACCTACCAGGTCAATAAAACAACAACGCAGCAGACTTACTTCAAAGATTTTAATACGAAGCCAGTGCTAGACCCTAAGAAGTACACATCATTAAACGGCTCAACTCAGTTCTACGTCAAAGATGGCAGCAACCAAGTGAACGTACTGGGATTCAAGGGAACTGCAGGAGCAGGAGTCAAAAAAAACATAACATTTGAGCATGATTGGTTCAAGAACGGAAACCTTGGCTGGGCCTATTATACAGATCTTGATATGGACGATGTAATCACGGTAAAGGTAGATGATTACGTGCTCGCCACGATTAAAGGAGTATCCGCAAAAAACGGAATCGCCTACCCTCCGTCCATTCCAATTCCCAAAGGGCATCATAAAATCGAATTTTCGCTAGCGAACTCCTCCAAAGCCTCTACAGGTATATTTGGTATTCTGTATCTAAAAGCCAATGAATTTGACGTTGAGACTGTGGAACAGAAGCAGGTTTGGAGCTTTGAGGATGAAATGAATTCAGTTAACAACTGGACTCCATATGGCACGGTCATTCAAAAGGATAAAGGCGATGTTCAATTCATCTCTACCAACGGTGGTGAGGCAGGAATTGAACGTCTAGGCAAGATTAAAAAGTTCCCATTCACGATGTATTTTAAGATCAAAGTTGCTGCCAACACCAAGGCGAAAGTTGTTGTAGGTAATGGCAATAAAGCTTTTTTATTGCATATTACAGATGATGACGTATACTCGCAGGGCGGCGGTTCTTATCGTAATGATAACAAGTTGGACTTTGTCGAATACACTATGGTTTGTCATGATGATACGGACATGGATTTGTATATCAAGAAAAAAGATGTTTGGATGAACACAGGCATACGCGGTGTGGCTTTCGACTACACATACACAAGCAGGATTCTCTTTGCTGTTACAACAGGCTCCTTTGAACTGGATAGTGTAAAATACGCATTTAATGACTACGCCATTGAGCAATTTGCTACTCACATTGCGAATTCATATAAAGATAAGTGGTATGAAGTGGGTGATTTCGTATTCGAGGAAATGTTCACCCTGGATACCGATATTATGAGCTGGGAAATCAATACGCATCTTGATATGGCGTCTACGACGGCGAAAGTGACCCTAAACAATGCCAAAGGGATCTATTCTCCAACTTGGGAAAGAAAGCCTGAGTTCCCCGACTCGTACCAAGTGCTTGAATCTCCGCTAACGTATTATGAAGAAGGGGAACTTCGTCATGTCATCAGTGAAGGTACGCCTGTGAGGATCTATGCCGGGTACGGAGAAGAAGTCGTTAGGGTGTTTACGGGCTTGATCAAAGGAGAAATCGAAGAGGACTCGGAGAATCGAACGGTTTCTTTTAGTTGCGTTGACAGGTTCGACATGATTGAGGAGTTCGTATTTTACAAGCCTATGTCATATCCTCCTGAAGAGGCTTATGCAGGCGACAATGGTGCTTTTGCATGGATTAAGTCATCCGTCATCGAGGATATCGTCGTCGCGTCGGGGATGAGTGAGTGGAAAATTCATGCAGAGGACTTCATGAACCCGGACTATATTATTGAAGACACGGTATACATTGATGTGAATAAAGGTCAGAACACATTCATGAAGTTCAATAATGAAACGGGGGAGCTGGAAACGGTCAGCCAAGAGTCGATCATGACAGTAGGTGGTTGGCAAAATCCATTCGTAACGTCCGTCACATTTCCTGTAGGGACAAGGGCTTCGGACGCATTACAGTCATTAATGCAAGACATTCCATACCGTGCGTATTGCGATAGATACGGGACGTTCAGATTGATGAAGATGGATTTCTTGGACTACCCGGATTGGGCCGTGCAATCAGGCTCGAAGTGGGAATTCATGGACGGAGAAAACCTGCTATCCATGAGTTCCTCAACGGATTACTCAGGTGTAAGAAACCACTTAATGATTTCCGGGTCAACTGGAATGATCGAGCATTTTTTCGATAAAAGTCTCATTGTCGCAACGAAAGGGAACATCAGAACCGCAGGAGTGCAGCAGAATTGGTTGGACGAGAAGGATGAAGCTTCCATGCGCGGAGCCAAGGAGCTTGTAGCAAGTAAGATATTCTTCGATATCAAACGTCAAGCAAGAACCAAGAACGTAATTGTCAAAGGAAACCCGCTTATTGAAATTTTAGATGCGGTTTACGTATACGACAGTAAGACATACACCGCGAATTACTTCCTTGTGAAAGGTAACAGAATGGTTGGGAATGAACATGGCATTGTGAACTATCTGGAACTCACATGGGAAACTCTTACGAATCCCTCATCATGATTTTGAAGCAAGGAACAGTTACGTCTACGGCGATAATTGTTCCTTGCTTTTTCTTATAATGCAATGGAAGCGAGGTGGTTATGTTGGATAATCAGCAAAATTTCATGAACGCAAATGAGGTCTTTCCGATTATAGACCTCATTCGCAGGGAGTTAAATAAACAAGGTCTATATGCCGGCAGCGGTGATGATCTAAGCGTAATAGATAGAATTCTCCCGAATCCCGAAGTGTTAAATGTGGAGGCTTTCCGTGAAATGCAGGATTACCCTGCTCTTGTAACCAAGGTTGTGTATACCTATGACAACGGAACCATCGAGAAATTATCTATTCAAAGGGACGAGAGCCTGCTGATCTATGGATTCCTAATTGAAATCGAAGGACGCTCCCTTGTAAATGAAGAACTTGAGGCAGAGACAGACATCACTTCCTTCCGTACGATTCAGGGGACTTTGATCCGAGAAAACGGATTATTTAAGAATCTGAAATTAGAATATACGAGGGCGGTGTAACATGTCTAACGGAGCAAATTTTGCGAGTTATCTTGTTGGGGGGCGCCTGGATCCTCCTTTCATGCCTACGAAAACGGATCCTTATATAGAGGGAACGATCATTGAGTCGCAGGGAGGCAAGAATGACAGCAAACTTGTCGTTACCGAGGATTGCGAACTGCTGTCCATTGCTGTTGGAGTATCTGATTACGAACCGAAAGACTACTGGAATTTATATGTCGGTGATAAGCTAGTCTGCCGGAATATTTTCACCAAGGATGTTCCTGAAGGAATGTATTTGACAGCAGTTATTCCCTGCAAAGCAGGTACTCAATTCCATTTGGAATATTTTAATGTCGGAGGTAAGCCCAAGTTCGTGTGGGTCAATTATCAAATGCTGAAGTAGAAAGTAGGTGACAAAATGGCAGATTCTGCTTACCAGCCAACGCCCTGGGTCGACACGATGATTGAAGAGAGACACTTGTTAGATGGGCTTGTTGGCATTTGTCTGAATAACGGCTGGACGAAGGTAGCCGAATTTACGAAAGTGACATATCTCAATCGCCTTACAAAGCCAACGATTAAGAGGTTTTACCTGCCACTAGCGAATCCTGTGATTGAGATTCCGAAAACATTGCATGGTGATTACTATGTTTACCTTGATGGGGAGATTTGTCCAACATCTTATTATTCCGTTGTCAATAAGGATGAGAAGACGCTTCAATTAACGTTTCATGCCGGTGTGACGGGAATGGCGGCTATCTACTATAGTACCGTACAAGCTATGGATGATTTCGATTTTTACGTAGCCAAACATGTTGTGGTCAGGAATGCTTCCGGCAACCTGTTTGGATTTGCCCAGTTAGCTCATGTAAATACGTCGATCCTATACACAGGTTGTAAAGTTCCGTTTGTCATTTATGATCCTGATGCTGATTATGGGACTCAATTAAGACCACAGGACGAAGGCATATTTTCATGGGTTGTTCAAAAGGCTAATGAAGACGGCCTTTTCGAGAGATCTACCTTATATACCTATCAGCTGGAGAAGTGGATTGGTAACGGGAAGATGATGGCGGGGTGGGACAATGACGTTGATGGGGCGCTCAAGAGATTATCGCTTGATGTCGAGATTCAGACTTCGATGTGGGGGCTTGACGATGCGACGAATAATCTCCAGTTCAAAATCACGGATAAGTTTCCCCAGATGTATCAATCACCTATCGTTACCACGCACATGAGAGTTCCTCAGTTGGAGAACACGACTAAGATTGCCACGATCGATGTGAAGTATACCAATTGGTGGGAGGACAGTAAAGTCATCGTTAAAGGTTTCATTGATGGAAAATCCTTAATGTTGATTATTCTTGCAGACACCAGCCCTGTTTGGGACAGAAATGCGGTCCCTGCCGTCCCTATTTATATGGGGGATTTCGATACGGATGATACGAAGGAAGAGGTTGTGAATCGCGAGATCACATTTGATTTTTACAAATCAACGGTAAGATCCTCCACGATCATATCAAGTAGGCCCATGGTTAATCAAGGTTCTTATGTGAGGGTTTGGCTCATGGGGGATGTGAATGGAGATTTCCCGGAAGAATGGGTCAAACTCACGATTGCCGGCCAGGAGATTGGGAATTTCAATGTGACGGGTGATTATGTACCAACAGGGGATAAGAACGATGCACAGTTCATAGGTCAGTTTGATATCACGGAGATCGAAGGAAAGAACTCTGTGAGTATTGAAGCGGAAAGTGGGGATGGGGTTAGTGGTTTTAACCCGATCGGTGCAAGAATGTGGCTTGAGATTGTTATTCATACGGACAAAACAGCGGATGGAGTACCGTCTGCTTTATTCTCAGGGTCTGCATTAACCAAACCGAATGCAGACATTGAAGCGGCACTTAAGGCCACTGCAAAATTCGATTACGACGATGTTTCGCTTAAGCAAGAAGTCCTGCTTCCAAAGATGAAAGACTACCCTCATTACCCAAGTAACGGAATCGATTCTGTTATGGTCAAGAGGACCAAATTCGGCGCTAGATATCAGGCTCATTACATTTCATGGGGTGTCCCTGCCAATTCCATGCCGCCGTTACGTCAAGACGAAGACGGCCACAAATACCCCCGTGCTTGGAATAATTATATGAACGATCCGTACAAGTTTCAATTTAACCCTTCTCGGTATAGTGGCAAAGCGCATTCCTCACGGGCTACGCTGGTACATCCCGAAGACGGCAAGTTTGGAACGTTGCGAAATGTTATTTTGGTGTCCCCCCTAACTATAATGAATGGTGACGAATTGAAAGCTAATAAAGAGAGGTGTTCACCTAATGAAGAAGATAGATTTGAGATTTACTCATACTACCTTGTCGAAGGTGTATCTCCATTAACGAAAAGACCAGCGACACCATTCAGGCCGGCGGGATTAGGGATACTGAAATCCGGTTATGTGCTTCCTGAGATACCACCTCTCCCACCTGCGCCACCAGAGTTTCTAGTAACCATCGATCCCGTGTATTCCGTAATCGAAGAAGACAGCAGCATGAAGTTCGTTACAAATTACAGCAGACATTCACCGTTAACGAACTTTAAATGGGAAGTATCCAGTAATGTCAATAGAGGTACTTACTCAGCTGAAAGTGCTGTTTATACCTTTAACAGCCCAGGAACATATTCGGTGAAGTTTACTGTGTGGAACGAACTAGGACAGTCAGGCATTGCAACAGCAACCATTGTGGTCATTGCTAAACCGGTACCACCGCCACCGCCGCCACCGCCACCACCTCCGAATACTTTGCAGTGTGGACAGACAAACGATACCGGCGGAGGAGTATACACAGAGAAGTTCCATGAGATGGGAAATAAGGCTGGCAAGGTACAAATTGATTACGATATGTATTCGGCTCCAGATAAAATGGACGTTTACTATATGAATCAATTGCTCGCTACAACGAACGTAGAAGTAGCAGGAAAAGGATCGCTAGTGTTCTCTTATACTCCTGTTAATGGTGTAACTCAAATCAAGGTTATTGTAACGAACACCACGGGTAACTCCCAATGGGAATACTTGGTGAAATGCCCGATTTAAGCGGAGGGAGTTTCACCTAATTCACGAACGAAAATCATGTAAAGGGGTGCGATATACATGCCGTTTATTGATACGACTCCTGCTTCATTCACGCCTAAAGTGATTGAATCAGACTTGCAGCCGCGTCTGGGAGACCTTCTTGCATCACAAGGGTGGAAGGTCGCTGCAAACTTCAAGAAAGTAGTCTTTGACGCCAACACATTGAAATCCACATTCGTTGGTACTGCTCAGTCTCAATTTCCTATCTGTGTGGCGGAACATTTCATCTACGCGAATAAAGAAAACCACATGTTTGGACTTGCCCTTGTAGGATACTGGTCAATGACTCTTGGAGAAATTAGAGCACTAGGGAAATCACCTGACAAAGGATCTACTCCGCTTCCTGAATTTGCGGAATGGGCTACCAACGAATTTCGAAAATACCGCTCTCCTCAGACCATGTACTTCTATATCGTAGAGAATTTAGCGGGACTTAAGCCTAATCTTGATGATATTTGCCTTCCCTGGATTGATGCATCCGAGGACGGATTGATACGTGCATCCTTGGATATTGAAGTGGAGACTTCCGAATGGGTAACAGCGGGATCTACCGGAGGCGGCGGGGTCTTCACGATCACCAAAGTGGAAGGAACGAGAATGCAATCTCCGATTGTACCAGCAGGCATTCGGTCTAAATTGATTGAGTCTTATTACGATCCGGCCTATAACTCTGCCGTTCAGTATACCAACTGGTGGAATGACTCTGAAATTTCGATTAAAGGCACACTGACTGAAACCAATGCTTTCTTCATTCTCCAAAGCGATAATGTACCTGCACCTGAAGGGAATTTAGTCCCTATTATCCCATTTTATTTCGGTAAGCTGGATCCGATTGAGGAAGGCGACGAAGCCTATGCTTTGTTTGCAGGCTCCGTGCCGATTGCCAAAAACATTCAAGGCGTGGCGGAATACGACTTCGATAACGTGACCCTTAAGCAGGCGAATATTATGCCGCTAACGAAGAACTATCCCGTCAATCCGGCGAACGGATTGGACAATGTGATGATTCACCGAGCCAAATTGGGAGCTAGATATCAAGCCAGTTACTTGTCCTGGAACTCGCCGCCTAACTTAATGCCGCCAGCCCGTTCCTCGGCAGATGGCAAACGTGATTATCCAAGGGCTTGGAACAACGCAGAGAACCCGCTGTATAAATATAACTTCAACCCGTCTCGGTATAGCGGGAAAGTTCATACTTCAAAGATTTATGTGGTACATCCTGAAGAAGGCGTTCGCGGCACACTAAAAGACACGATTGCGTTGGCAGCTTTTTCGTTCAATGCGAACAAACTTCGCGTTAAGCGATCAAATTGCCCTGATGAGTTTGATGTATACCGTTATTTCTTGGTTGAAGGCGTCTCTCCTTTGACTAAAAAGCCCGGTACGCAGTTTAGGCCAGCTGGTATTGGTATTTATCTGAATACCGTTGATGACGAAGGAAATGAGATTACTCCTAGTCCTACTACTCCTTAGTAGTGGGGCAATATCAATGAAGAGGTGATGGATTATGGCATGGTTCGATGGGGATTCTACAATTCAGTTGTTTCCTGAAGAGTTGGAAAAGAAGTTCAATGCGAACGGTTGGGATACGTTCATTAAATACCGCGCCGTAACTGGCGACCCTAAGAATGTAAAAACTAAATTTGCAGATGTGAGATTGTTTCGCTCCTTAGGCAGTGACGGTCAAGTACGTAACTTTGGGATGGTATTTGGATACGGCGGGGTTCAGAAAAAAGCGGGAGAGCTAGATTTTATCTCTCAGAATTCCGTGCTTGGAGCTCTTAAGTTAGTTGATGGAGCGACGGATAAGTTTCAAATCATTGTTAGGCCGGTAGAGCCGGATTCCGAGATGGTTTACAAAAATGGCGTGCTTTTGCCAAAGACGGAGTACAGCGTAGACTATTACACGGGTGTCGTGAAGCCTAAGGATACTCCACAACCTACGGATAAGCTCACGGTATCTTACGCCCCTGCGGTTAATGCTCCAAGCATGCCAAAGAGACTCTACTTTTTTGCATTCGATGATGTTCGATCTGAAAAGATCGTCGAAGGAACAAGTGGTTCTGTCGGCGTTGGAGATCCTGAATCCATCCTTCCAGATGGCGATGGAACAAAACGCACTTTTCAAATCCCGACGCCTACGACAATTAAGACAGATTCTGTGAGATTGTACATTAATCAAGTTGAAATTCCTAGCACGGACTTTTCGGTTGACTATAGCGCAAACACAATCACCATTGCCAATACAAGACCAGCCCCAGACGCGGGTGCAGAGCTTCACGCATCGTATGTACGGGTTTTAGCAGGCACAGGGTCAGGCACAATTAACTACGGGGACATTAAATCACGTAACTTTGATCCTGATAATGCCAAACAGATGCTGGACGCGGTCTACTCCTGCATCTACTATATCTATCCATCTTTGCCGACAGCCTTATCTTTTACGCCGCTGGATAACTTCGATAGAGGGTGGCAGCGCGACTCGACGATGTATTTCTGGGGGAACTTTACCAAAGACCGTATTGTTATGTTCCTTCGTCCTGACCCGACTGCTGGCGCAGAGAATACTTATTATGCTCCGCTGTACATTGGCCGGATGACAACGATCGGGAAGTCGCCACGAAAGAACCACGTCATCCTTTCCGGTTGTAGAACCAAGGATGAGGTCGTGTGGGCGAAAGACTTGAAGCTGGGAGCTACTTACATAGATTACGGTAATAATACCTCCAATGGTAACAGCTCTGTTCAGCTTCAACAATCGATCGGCGGTACGTATTATCAAAAGCATTATCTTGCTTTTATTACGCATGACAAGCAAATTGATGCAGGTGAATCCCGATTTAATCCATCCGTCTACTCAGGTAAGTATCATATTTCTCCGATGTATGTTGTGCATCCGAACGACGGATTTGTCGGAAAGCTTGACGAGGTTTATGCCGTTCACCCGAAAAATATTTCGCAATTAGATGAACTGGAGGTCGTAGAGACTTCCAAAGATGAAGATTTGGGTAAAGGCAATGGCACAAATGCTACTTTCCACTTGTCTCATCAGCCATCCCTCAAGGACGATGGTACTCCGTTCAGTCTAGTCATTAAGGTCAACTGCGTCGAACAAACGCTGGGCGCGGATTATACAATTGACTACTCTACGAAGACGATCACGTTCATGACGGATAAGATTCCGGCAGATGACGCTGAGATCCTTGCAACATACGAGTACAAACAGATTTACCGTTATACTCTAGCGGATACGCCAGTCAGCCCTCTGACACTGGCTACCATTAGTCCGTTTGCTCCTATCGGTCTTGGCATTCTGAAGGAGACACTCATCAAAAACAAGTAATACCATAGACGAGGGAGGTAGGCGGTGACATGCTGAATGGTAATAAATCTTACCTTATCAGTTTCACCGCCCTTTTTTCTAAAAAGGGCTATGAACTGGCGTTTGGTGTAGACACGGTCATTGATGTTGAACGAGACACCCAATATCATCTCACTGCCCCTGCATATAGTACTTACAATACTTTAAAGTTGGATGTAATGAAAAATGCGACAAAACAGCCCTATACTGCCTCAAGCCTTCTCGGTAATGGTTTGAAAGAGTCCACCATTGTAACTGAAATTGAGGGAATAGAGATGGATTCTGTGTTCGCAAGGGTTGCGTCCTACCTTTCCGATATCCAAAGTTACTTGAGTGGGGAGAGCAGATTAGATGCAGATTTAAGGACCTCCGCTTCTAGCTTTGCGGAGAATGAGAACTCGGCAACGTCAGAAGTAAGCGATATTGCAAGCGAGCATCTTGGAGTTGAGGTTCGAGGATATGTGATTGAGGCTTCGAATGAGATGCTGACATCTGTTGAGAATATCTTGAATGGCATGATGGATGCTGGATTCTCATTAGGAAGCAGTGTGGTGTCCAGCGATTTGGACGGCACTGTCAGAAGTTTGAAACTACCGAATATGGAATACCTGGCTTACTCACCTACTGAACCTGTTATTGGGAAACATCACCTTCCCATTTATGATATGGAAGAAACGCAACGAGAGTTGGCTTATAGTACGTTCAACGTCTTTTATAATGAAATATTCTCAGACGCAGCTCTCATACAAGTCAGGAATGGCGCGGAGATTTCGGCTTTGATCCCTACCGTATGCGATCCCGTATTTGAAATATCCGTGGATGATTTTTCTGACACCGTAAACCTAAGCAAGCAAAAAGATAGCGAGATTCAGGAGTATATCTCCGCCGTTAAACAGGGGGACATCGGCGAATTAACACATCCGGAGTCATTCGTGTCAGGCTACCAGGAGTCTGGAAACTTTCTATATATTGAAACCGGTGCTGCAGCAATTTCAAATTCTGGGGATGAGCTATCCATTCATTTCCTTTCAACCGGCGAATCTTCTAATACAGATCATTCTGTTGTTTCTATAGATGCTCTATCTAATGTTTATTACGAGACAGATGCCTATGCACCCGGCGAACTCCGTGAAGGCGGGTATGAGATCAGACTGGATTCGGATAGCGAACAGTCACACCTGGCTGAGATCGTCAAAAATATCATTTCTGATACCCCCCAGATTTCTAGCATGGGGCGTTTACATAAAATTATGTATGGCCAAAAAACCGCAGAAGAAATACAGGCAGGCCTAGAGCGTCTTATTGATACTTACATGGATGAACCGGAAACCGCGAATTTGGGAGTCATCAGAGATCAAGTTATTACTCAATTGGAGCAGGGCCGTAGCCTTGATCATACGGAAGCAGAGACTCTTGAATCCAAGGTTGGTTTCGTCGAATATTTCGGTGAGGCTGGGAAGGAAATAGAGGAGCAGGGCCAAATTAAACATGATGGAGACGGAATAGAGTACCCTACCGAGTATGGGAAAGTAGAATCCTATGGAATTGGAGTAGAATCTTCGCAAGATTATGGGATATCCATTTCTTTTGGCGATGGAATATACGATTCGCATGAATATGCGAATAGAAACATCAGCAAGGATGCAATTTGGTCTAAAGAGGAAAAGGCGATCGCTGAAGTTAACATGCCACTCGAAATGCAAAACTTCGAAGAGGGCATTCGCGATTATGCAGGGTATGGGGATCTTGCCATACACACCGTCGGACAGTCAGACAATATGACGGATGTTAATCTTACGGAAATGACTGAAGTTGAACGGACGATCGTCCCTGAGTCAGGCGCACCTGAGATTGTAGAGCGTGCTGACTACATCCAGGATTACGATGCTTGGATAACACCAAGTGAAACGTCGATTCATATACGTGATTTTGATGCGAATGTTCATACAGATAGAAGATCCGAGATCATTCAGTCTTCTGAGGGTTCTTTGCAGAAGGATGAAAGAGCACGGGGTGGATTCCGTATATATGATGCCGTTCAGGACTCGGAAGCAACAGGAAGCAGCTCAGACATTTCATTGAATTCGGTCAATCATCAATTGACTTTAGCTGATGCAGGGAAGATAACGACCGATTCCATCATCAATGAGGACAACAAAGCAGAGAATCGTTTTGCGTCAAGTGATGTCTATGCACTGGATGAAACGCAGCGGGGGGACAATGTTACCATTGCCGATGGGATGCTTGATAAGGAAGTTGCGCAAGGAAGTGCTGACAACGTTCATGAGACAGTTATACAAGATCTTGATGGTATGTCAGGAGATAATATATATAATGCCGTTCATGAAGAAAGTCAACCTGCTTTCATCGGGGACATGAATTTAGTCGTGGATGACGAAAAGCAGATTTATGGTCAGCTTGGTGGCGGAGACATCGAAACAATGAATGAAATCGGTACAGAGTCTGAATCCGTACAGAGCACTGAGCAGGTAGGGGTTGAGAAAGTTACCCATGGGACGCGTAAGAAGAAAATCATTCCTACGGAAAACTTGTCTACTGCTGACGCTTCCAGAAAAAAACAAATCTATGAGATGAACATCAACCCGTCTGAAGCGGGCAAACGAATGAAAAAAGAAGTGAAAATGAGTGTCGAGAAAGATCAGGATGCCAATAGACCTGGCAAGGCCATTGAAACGGTCATCGAAAAACCGGACGGAGGAACGTTAATAACGCCATCGGCTAAGAAGAAACCACGCATTTGGCTGATTGCCGGTAAGATCGCTTCTTGGAGTATCTGGAACTGGAAGAAGACAAGGTAGGTGAGAGAATGGGTTTATACAAGAAAACAAGTGGTCTTATTTTCGATGATGGATTTCATAGCGGGAGTCTGAACTCCCGTTATAGTCTCTCTCCGGAAGATGCCCCAACACTGGATATTAGTCAAAACCAGCTGGTGATTCCTCATACGGATTCCGAAACCATGGTATTGTTTAGCGTTCCGGAAAACGAACAAACGCTAATCTTTGAAGTTACTGCGGACTACATTCCGCAAGAAGTCGGGGATGAAGGCGGTATCCTCATTTGGCATGATGGATACCATCGTCTGGAGTTCCTTGAAAGTAAAGATTCCACGACAAGAGAATACAGCAAATGGAGGGCGCAGAAAGAAGGAAACAGATGGACGTTTTATGCCAATAGAGGATCAGGTTGGGAATTATTCGACTCTGCAAACGTAGAAGCCCTTAAAATGGGTGTTGTTCTAAAAAATCCAGAGAAACTTAATTACGATGCCCTTAAGCTGGATCGGTGGATACTATGTCGCAGCAATAAGATTACAATAGGAAATTTACCACAAGGTTACACCATCTACTTGTGTGATTCCAGTGGATACATGATCCATTCAGCTACCGTAGAACCCCTATGGACAGGGGTGGAGTTAGATCTGCCCATATTGCCGTACCACGGCATCTTAAAAGTATTCGACGAAAATGGAGTGCAGCTGTCTAGTATTGGTCCGGTTGATCTATATGGCGGGGATATGTATTTGTACGGTACGGATCTTCGTGTTCTTTGGAAGGGCGAGGAACTGAATCTAACGAATGATACTTACTTAGGCACGATGTACGATCATGTGATTGAGGTTCAAATGGAATTGTATAATCCTTCCAACAACAAGGCCGCAACTGGCATTACGATGGGGATCCTTAAATATCTTGAAGAGTTTGGCTATGAGTGGGCAGATATTTGCCATGACGATGGCCAGGATAAACCAAGCGGCAACTATACTCAAAAACTGGATATGGGGACACTTGGGCCACTGGATAAGATGAAGTTTTGGATGAAAGTGGAGAGGAAATCAGAGCGTTTTGGGATAAAACCGATTCATTTTATCCTGGATATCACTCATTTGTAAGGGGCTGTAGATATATGCCGGGAACGAAAATGCGGTTGCAACGTTATGGAAATGAAGTGTCGTACAGACATGAGCAGGAGATTATCGTTGACCAAGCATTCTTGGATACGAATAACGGTTTGTACATCATCCTTTCGCATCCTTATGTCATGGGAGGGAATGCGCTGGATGTGTTCTTCAACGGTCAGCGCCTATCGGAAGGTGGAGGCTATGAGGAAATAGATTCGGCTACGCTTAAGTTAGATCTTGGCAGCTACCCGCCAGGACACGCTCTAGCCGGTCAGAAAGTTCCGTTAACCATTGGCGATGAAATTTATATTACTACATGGAAGGCCGAGTACCTTCAAACTGGAGGGAACATCGATACATACCGTTTTCTTTCCTTGGAAGAAGAAGTCATCCATGCAAGAAGGTATAAAGATACGGATGTGCCTTTTCATACACTTGACGACAGACTTGATTATATTCAGGATCGTATCGAAATGAAGACCATCGTGATGGTTTTGCCGAAGGTTATGGTTGGAGCGTCCAAGTTCGATATTCGCTTTCCGCACGAAGGGGTTATTACGGAAGTGTATGCTTCCTGTGCAGAACCCGGTACGACAAGGACCATCATTCAAATCGAAAAATGCACCCAGAACGATTACGACTCCATTCCGCTGTGGTCTGGTATTTTTGGTCAAAAAATGATTGTGGATGCGAATGAAAAGTCTTCGAATACAAGCAGTGCACCTTACTCACTTGCGTTGACACAAGTGGAAAAAAACGATCTGTTCAGGGTGAACATTATGGAAGCGGGCAATGGAGCTGCCGGTATTACAATAGAGGTCATGGTAAGGGTGTAAGACATTCCAACATTTTAAGTTAATAAATGGATTAATTAACTTATAATGGCTAGTGAAAATTCTAAGAGGGGTGATAGGATATGGCAGGAACAAGAGGGATTGCTAGATTCCGTGGTGAACAGTTTAACAATCGTATCATGCGTAATCATCATTTTGATGAAAATAACAAAATCAGTGAGACGTACCTTGATATTCATTACCAAAACCATCGCGAGATTCTAGAAGAAACGAAGATTGACGTATTCATCCAAGTCAATGATAAAGCGGTAGCCGGGTTGTCGCAGCTCGAGGTGTCTTCCGATGTCGGGAATAGACCTGTAGCTACTGGAAATTCAGTCGAAGGTGTTGTGCTCAGCGAAAAGATTCAACTTCGGGTAACAGGCACAGATCGTCCGATTGGTGATGCTGACGCTGATGTCGTTTACGGCCGTTTGGAAGAACAAGCAGGGAAGTATGTACTGAAGTTTTATAGCATTGAAGGCGGTAGCGAACAACCGTATGCTTTTGCAGTCGATGCAGAAAATATTGACTATCGATTTGTTGTTCGGACGAACCTGTCTGTTATTCCGGTAGACGCGATAGTAAAGGGCGGGGCTGGTTTCGTTGAAGGCGCGACGGATGCAAAAGCATATATGAACCTCATTCAGCTTATGAAAGACGTATACGGCGCATCAGGAACACTCGACAATGACGGTAATGCGAATCTTGCAACATCCATTCAAGAACAAATTGACAAAGAAATCCAAGAGAGAGCAGCTTCTGACCAAGGCATTCAAGACAATTTTGCCGCTCCTTCAGGGGCAGGTTTGGTAGGCGTAATCACGGATTCTAATTACGTGGGACTAACGGTACAGGCTGTGTTGTCAGATCTCGCTTCACGAATCAAATCCGCAAACGATTCGAGTGATTCTCGAATGGATATGATTGAACAGAAGAATACGGATCAGGATGACAGATTGTATAAGCTTGAGTCTGCTGACGAAGAGGAAGTGTTTGAAGCCGTGGGCGGTGAGACGGAGTATCTGTTAACCAAGGGATTGGCTAAGGATAAGACCGTACGTTTGGCGATCAACGGTCAGCTTCAGACTCCAGGCATTAACTTTGACTACTTGAAGAATGGTAAGGGTGAAATCACCGGCTTTAATTTTGCCCCGGAAACCCTAAAAGTGATCGACGGCGTACCCGATGTCGTGTTCGTTCAATACAAGAAAGTGATGTAAAAGAAAAAGACCCTAACAAGGGTCTTTTTCTTTTACTATCATTTTGTTAAGCAATCCACCGGATAACTTATATTGTCTATAGTAATAAACAAGGAGGGAAATACGATGGCAAGCCCTTTAGTACAGTGGTTCGACGTAACGAATACCGCGCAAAAAACGGAATGGCAAATCGGAGTCGTCGATGCAGGAAGTCCATCCCCTGCTTCAACTTTTCTTATCTGGAACAACAGGGGAGTAAATTCTGACGTATCTGATATGACGAACTGCACTATAACGACAAAGGATGTTCTTGGAAGTAATACGGGCGAAGTCGTTATAAATAAGTGGATTGAAGCCCGTGTAGATTCCATGAATGAAACGCAGTTTACTGCAATCGGAGGAACGACAACGAAAGTCGTTCAGGCAGGCGGGGCGGCGGGAGCAGGCAAAATCAAAGGAACTGCAAATGACGGCTCCCTTGGCGCAGTGGCAAACTACGCTAAGGTAACTCTTCAAGCTATGGTTCCAGCAACCGCCACCGCGGGTAGCTTCACTTTCCTGACCCGTATCGCATATCAATTTACGTAAATCATGTAGCCCTACTATTTTAGTAGGGTTTTTTCAACCAATACAATGGGGGGATTTTGGATGTTTGGAAACAGGGAAATGATGACATCGCCAGTACAGCAGCCATTCGTATGGGTGGCAGAATACCTCGATGGGTCTCATTTATCGGAATTTGATTATATTACGAAAAAAGAGAATAACTTCTGTTCGATTCATAGGGATAACTTGCTAAGGTTTGGTCTTCTCGGCAATGGAGCTTCAATGTACTTCGAGGTATACGGAGGAATCTTCAAGATTCTAGGCCAGATGATAGAAGTAGACTATGTGACGAATGAGAAGTCGTACCAATTAACAGGAAGAGCAATGAACTACAAGGACATTATCACATATAAAGATGCAGAATTTGTTTTTAATCCTAAAGTCGAGGGTTCAGGACAGACGATGATTACACAGTTTAACTTTGGCTATAAAACCAAGTTTACTATAGATGACACGGATTTTCATTTCCAGGCTATTTGCCAAATTCCTATGAATCAATTGGCGTCTTTAGAACTTAGGCTTGTGTCTAGCAAAGATCTGAATGGGAGGTTAGCCATTAAACGAAATGGTCGAACTGTGGATTTCATAGAAGCCCCACTTCAGAGTAACTTAGGCGGGAGCATTCATTGGGAACTAAGATAAGGAGGTTTTCGAGTGCCAAACTTTATATACGCCATCACCGACGACTTTGAGGAGGATAACAGGCCATACACCATAACCGGGAAATTTGAGTACACGACTGAAGCTAAACATTCTGGAACGCGTTCTCTTAGCAACGTCAAAATCGGCCATAGTCAATCAACAGACTTTTACATCGAACTAAATCTGCCCTACGCGAATGATATTTCTTTTTGGTATTTTTGCAGTTCAGAATCAAGCTATGACCGATTTAGATTCTATATCAATAATGTTGCAAGGATAGATACGGGAAACATGAGTGCTTGGACAAAGTTCAACTATAGGTTAGAGGCAGGGAAGAACACTTTAAGATTCAACTACTCCAAGGATGGCAGTCAGTCAGTGGGCTATGACAGGTTTTTTATTGACGAGCTTTATATTCCTTTTTTTCTAGTGGATAAGCCGTTCTTATTGTTCACGAATGAAAACGGTTTTCCCTTTAATAACCCGGAAGGAAACATGTTATATAACCTGGATTTTGGAACCATGACAGCTGGACAGGTAGCTACCCCAAGGAAGCTGAAACTCACCAATTTCTGCGGATTTGACATTTCTGACGTGCAGATTTTTATTAAACCCAGTGAGTTCCCTCCAAAGGTTGCAGTCGAAATCAGCAGGTTTAATACACCGTTTATTCCAGAAGAGAACAATACATTCGGTGGAGTGCTGAAGGACGGGGAGAGCGTAACTTTCTATGCGCGTATTGTCACACAGGAAGACACGATGGCAGGAGGAGACTTTTACATCTACGCTAAAGCGGATCTAGCATAAGAAAGAAGGTGTAACTTAATGGCGGTCATTGGGGAATCCATCTTACTGCCTGAAGATGGTTGGAAAAGGTACGACAGTACCCACGCGGCAGTCAGGTACAAGGGCAGTTGGAGTACATCGTCCAGTTCTGCAGATAAGTATGGAGGTACGTTTCAGTACAGTAAGAGCGCTAGCGCAACATGTGAATTTCTTTTCTATGGTACATCCTTGCGAATTATTTCGTACCGGGAGTCGGCATCTTCAACGGATGTTATTGTTATGGTCGATGGGGTGGAATATCACTTTAACAATGCGGGCACGACATTAAGTGCAGCCTTGCTGTTTGAACTGACCGGGCTCGAAGATAAACGGCACAACGTAACCATTCGGACAAATATAGAGGGGAAGCAAGTGAGCCTGGATGCTTTTGACGTTAATGAGGGTGGGCATATTTCCTATGCCGTTGGGTATGTCATTCCTGAGCAAGAAGAGAGTTGGAGGAGGTATGACGATACGCATCCTGGCTTTACCTACCAAGGTGTTTGGCAAACGGACTCAAATGCGGCTTATTACGGAGGAGCAAGAAAGTCACAACCTAACTCCGTCATTGGAAATAAGATTGACTTCTCTTTTGTAGGGACAAAGCTACGGGTTATTACGTCCATGTACTTTCAATACTCGGACAAAATAGCCATTACGATTGACGGCGTAACGGAGTACTATTCCCTTGTTGGAAATGGAACGAGTAATGGAAATAATCAATTTTTGGCATATGAAAAGACAGGCCTTCCGCATGGAACCCATACGGTTAGTGTAGAGAAAATAAACGCTGGGGCATACAGTGTAGACCACGTCTGGGATGCTGTCGATATTGATGTTAACGGATATCTCGTAACGCCTCAGAACAAACCCAAAACGGGAGGAAAGCTGAGAACAAGAGTGCAGGAGATGGAAATCGGCGATTATATTCGATGCGGGTACTCAGCTTCATCCGGAACGGCAGGAGTGTTTTATGGTCTCGGAACGGATACGGATGATGCAGAGATTTCTTTGGACGGACCGATCGCACCGAATGGATATTTCTATTTCATCAAGGTTAAGGAAGGTCTTCTCGTAGCAGATCGGGTCATACAAACCGGAATTTCGTGGTTAACCTTAAACATGACAAGCTATACCCATGGTGCCCAATTAAACGATAGCATGATTCCACTTATGGTAGCTGACACGATTCCAATGTTAAATGTGGCACCTAATGGGATCCCTTCTGCAAGTTCTGTTTACAGTACAACTTATAGCCCTTGGAAGGCTTTTGACGCCGTGGATGGATCTTATGGCTGGATCGGTGTTAACGGGCAGAAGCAAGTATGGTTAGAGTACGCATTTCAAACGCCTACAGTAGTGAAAAAATATTATCTAAAAGCACCCAATACATCGGCGACCATGCCAAGTAAATGGTCTTTTGAGGGATGGGACGGAAATCACTGGGTCAAATTGGATGAACAGGGACAAGGCGGCTGGCTTGCCTTAGAAGAGAGAAGTTACAACCTGGATAATATTAAAGCTCATTTACGATACAGAATTGTCATCGAGCAGAATGACGGCCATGCCAATTACTCAGGAATCGGCGAACTTCGAATGAGTTCAGAACGATTGGTGACAAAAGTCCGAATGCTTACAGGGGCAATCGCTTATTTGCGGTTCGACGGGCATCCAACAACAACAGATGAGGGATTAGGCTTGTTTCCTCCAGAAAACGAATGGGACACTTTCATTAAGAACGGCCAGTGGGGATTAAAGGTGTGGAATAATATCGATAATTCTACTTCAGCCGAGTGGACACAGGATACTGTGTTTTCTGGATTTACAAACCCTCCTGCAGGTTTTACGAATAACGGTACGGGCAGGACAGTGAGGGGGCGCAACGGCTCGGTGACAGAGTACTGGAGTGCGGTTGCCAACTATACCGGACCATCAAAGATTGGATTTAGACCAGCTTTGGAATATGTCATTGTTTAATGATCTCAATACAATGAGAGCGGGTGAATGAATGCTTTACGAGTTGAATTTAGCAGATGGTATTGGGGGTACAGCGAATCAGACGACATATACGACGAAAAATGGTGTTATTGTTAAAAGTAGCATGCCAGTGTACAGCGGTAATTATAATATGGGATTCTTATTCGACGGGAAGTACTCTAATGGAGATCTATTAAGCTATTGGCTGACAAACGGCGGAGATACGGTTACCTTGGATTTTGATTTTTCTGCGATAATAAATCAGATTAACAGGTTCAAGAAAATGACGATTTATCCTCGCACACGTGATGAATCTATTTCGAGTTATAGAATCCTTGCAGCCCATCAAAAAAATGATCCATGGACTGAAATTGTCCCGAGAGTGAACAATACCTATGCTAACTGTCCTTACGGCACAGCTAGGGAACATGTACTGGATGATAATTACTGCTATATACGCATTGAATTATATCGTTCGGGGAGTTGGGGAGTCACTTTAAATGAAGTCAAGTTTTTAGCCGATGTGACAGACTCATACAGGGACACAAACCTGGGTTCTCTGTATTCTGTACCCGATTATGGATGGAAAAGGTATGACGACACATTCTCCGGATTTAGTTACAAAGCCAATAGACCTTACGGCAGTATCCACTATAACGCTGAAGAGATTAAATTCAAGTTCTATGGAACAAAGGTCAGATTGATCTATAACTACAACCAAGGCAATAATGGTGATGTGGTTTATATTGATGGAATAGAGTATTCCACGACCAAGACCACCACCGGGAAGAGTACTCTCGTATTCGAAAAGGTGGGTCTTTCCTACGGTTTACATGAGGTTCTGATCAAAACTTACACTGGAAGCGACTGGTTCTCCCAATTCGATGCTGCTGAAGTAGGCGTTGATGAATATGTGATTTTTGGCATAGGAACACAGCTGCTCGTACCTGAAACAGGCTGGCAAAGGTGTGCAGATACCCAAGTCCTATATCCCCATGGATACAGCATTTACAATTCTAACGGCACATCTAATATGCATGGCGGAGCGTCAAGGGTATTGACTCGAAACGCATCCACTCTTGAAGGGAATCAAGATCACATCAAGTTTCGCTTTTTTGGTTCAAAACTGCGATTACTAGCTTGTACATATCCCGACAGACAAGAAACCATGAGAGTGTATATCGATAATGTTGATCAAGGGACCTTCACTTCACGATTCAACACCGCCAATATCGGGCAAGTCGTCGTGTTCGATAAACCTGTGATGGACAAAGGATTCCACGATGTTTTAATAGTGATAGATCCGAAAGCAAGTGATGGTTCGTTCTTCTTTGATGCTTTTGATATAGATGCCGATGGATATGTCGTGGGTGAAGAAGGAGCAGTCATTCCTGTTCCTGAGAGCGGATGGAAACGCTATGAGGATAACCATCCAGCCATTAGCTATTTCCCTAGTAACGGTTGGACGAACGCAAATCTTGCTGACCACTCTGGGGGCAGCGTAACGGGTTGCCTGACTAGCATCAATGATACGAAGTTATCGTTTGACTTCATAGGAACTAAATTTCGACTCATTATTTCCAAATCGAATACTTACGCAACAAACATCAAGGTTAAAGTAGATGGAGTCGACGCCGGTTATTTCAGTGCTTACGATTCTTATTATTATCATCGGGTAGCAGGTTTTCAAAAGACCAACCTTTCTTTCGGTCGGCACTCCGTGGAAGTATCTGTTGTAACCAAGCCAACAAACTCCTCAGGATATGATTACAGGTTCGATGCCATTGACATTGATGCCGATGGAAGGTTGCTTCATAACGATGAAGTACTTGAACAAAGTGATTTAAAAGTGGGAAAGAGGATTCGGGCTCACTATTCCTCACGTGCCAGCATGTTAGGCAACTTTAGTGGTTTAGGCGCTGAAACTGAGGAATTTCTGCCGACGATCCAAGCAGCTAACCCTTCTGGGGATTTCTACCTTATTGTTGTTGACGAGGACGTTCTAGGTAGGCTGGTTCTCCTGGCTGACAGGAACATTCAAGGCGGGACGTCTTGGATGAGCATGAATGATTATGGTTTATCAACAGGTATTGTGCTGGATAAACAGAAGGTCCCAACCGTTCCAATTCTCCGTAGCAATATATCGGATGATGGAACCATATCGATCGAGGTCACTTCTAAAGTAGGAGATGATTACGATGGATGGAAGGCATTCGAAGGTCTTTCTGGAAGCGACAAGTATAGATGGGTGGCTTCTAATCCAGGCCCTGCTTCATTGACTGTAAAGTATAGTTCAGCGAAAATAATCAAGCATTATTCCTTGTTATCTAATACATATAATGCCGCCGCACCTACCAAGTGGCAAATTATGGGCAGCAATGATGGTGCCAATTGGTACTTGTTGGACGAAAGAAGCGGACAACAGGGGCTTGTTACGGAGAAGTTTTTCTCATTTAATAACAATACCCCATATACGATGTATCGGTTGCACGTCCTTGCTACCAACGGATACACAGGTTATTTCTGCAGTATCGATACGTTTCAGTTGTATACGGAAGACTCTTCACTTGCGAATGCTCTTGTCCGGCTTCCTACCGGTGGTGTTATCAGTACTGCATATGATAATGAATGGGATAATTATATAACGCGTAACAGTTTTGGTGGTAGAATTGCTGCGGGAGATAACAGGGTGTGGAATTGGAGTGGGGCTTGGACCATGACGAGCAATACTCACTCCAATAACATGAATAATAGAACGGTCAGAGGGAACTCTCTAGGAGGATTCTCTTCCATAGCCACGACAGATGTTTCTGCAGTTAACACCGGCTTTAGACCGCTGTTTGTCATGTTCGTTGCGAATCATGGAGAAGATTCTTTATTCAGCAAAATCAACGTCAGCCATAGAAACGACCTCCAGTCCAGTATGGTCATCTATCAAGACCATATGGAATATCCGGAGTCTACGATGACTGACGTGACCCTTCCTGTTACATCGACGGACTGGAAAGGTTACTCGTTTGAATCCTCAGGCGTATATAATGCCACACATGCGGAATGGAATGCATTCGATAACTCGATGACTTCTACTTATCCTTGGGCAGCGCCTGCCGGGCAAAATTCAGGCTGGTTAACGATCGACTACGGAAGCCCATTGAACATCGCAGGTTATGGAATAGGTTCAAGGCCTAGTTATGCTGCACAAGCGCCGCGAAACTGGATATTTTATGGAAGTCTTGATAAGAGGAGCTGGGAACTTCTCGACATGAGGAGGTTCGTTCCGGATTGGGCTGGTGGTGAATTGCGTAAGTTTGCCGTTGATGCTGGCGGCCAATCTTACCGCTACTTCAAATGGGAAATAAGCAATCCGCTCTCCGGTAATCAGCTCGGTGTACAACAATTTGAACTGTATGCTTATGAATATATTACCGGTCTTGAACAGAGGAAAACGCATGTGGTCATCCCTTACAGAGAAGATTTAGTTTCCACCATCGGCGTATTTAACGAAAATGGCGGGGGGATATCTCCTCAATTGGGAGATCTGACGTTACCCATGACCTCCAATACTTCAAATGGGTACACTTTAAAGGCTTCTGCAAACTATACATCTACGGACTACAACATGTACCTTGCTTTTAATAACGTCATTGGTTCAGGAAAATGGTCCAATGGCTCTTCAAATGGTGGCAAGGGATGGCTGGCCATTGACATTGTTGACCCAGCGGTTTTGACTAGCTATTTGCTAGAGGCTCCAAACGTGAGTGTTGGGGATATGACGAAGACGTGGACGTTTGAGGGCAGTGAGGACGGCGATACCTGGGATGTTTTAGATTCTCGTGTTAACGAGCCGAGCTGGAAACTTAACGAGCGCAGAGAATACCAAATAACGAAGCAAATTCCGGCATATCGATGGTTCAGAATTAACTCAACCGCTAACGTAGGCGGGGGATGGCTGACTATCGGAGAAATCGAAATTTATGGTTTTCGTGGTTCTTTGTTCAATCAGAAGAAGGCGTTTTTCACTGTTCTCAACAGGAATGACTTCATCGGAACGATTAACGTGAAACCTCATGCAATTATGCGCGTTCATGCTGACGTGACACCTGTATATATTGACCAAATCACGTCCTCGATTGACGTTAAGCAAACAGGGAATGTTGTCAGTTATATCTCCGTTACCCCGCATGCTAAAATGCGCGTAACGACGGCTGTTACCCCGCCTCCTATGATTGAGGTCGGCCTGTCCCCCGTCCAAGATGCTTTTGTTCGCTCGAATGTACCTCGCCTGAATTATGGCGGGGAGCAAGAGATGCTCGTGGGTAGAGCTGCAGATGGCGAAGATTTTTATTCTTTAGTTCAATTCGATACCAAAGCCATTCCGGTAGGGATGAAGCTTAAACGAGCTTTTTTGAGGTTTTACGTTGAGCAGAGCTCCCTTGCCGGGGCTCCGGTAAGCTTATACGAGATCCTAGACGAATGGACTGAAGCAGGTGTTACTTTTGCCAGTACACCTCGCTACGGCAGAAAGTTGACAGCATTCGTTGCGGACGTTCCCAAGAGTTATGCTGAAGTCGATTTCTTGAGTACCGTCCAAGGTTGGTATGATGGGACACTGGACAACAAGGGCATGTTGTTGAAAGTTGAGAATTTGCAGAATAGTCCATTTGTTCGTTTGGGTACACGGGAGCGAGGCAGCGGATACTCGCCGTTACTTGTCGTTGAGTATTATGATCCAGCGGTAAAAAGTTCTGGTTATGCAGAAGTGATGGACAGTATCATCGTTCGGCAAAATAAAACCAAAGACCTTACGACGAAGATCTCGGTCAAAAGTTATTGGGATATCAATGAATTTTCTGGGCGTATCAAAGTCTTTAACCCTGATATGCTAGAAACGTTTCTGAAGGTAGTCAGGGGAGACATGCTATCCAAAATTACTGTCAATAGGTCTGATGGTAGCAACCTGCCATCTGCCATTATTGTCAGTAACAAACGGGATAGTGTTTTGGATACAAAAATTAAGGTTTCAAGGGATTTTCAGTCAGGAACGCTCATTGTCAGTAGAAATGAGTCGAATGACCAGCGTTCTGTAATCATTGTCATGCGGGACGAGAAATCATCGTTAACTTCTGCAATTGGCGTAAGTAGACCTTATATTGCCGGTAAGATCGATGTTACTTCGAGTTCCATGATTCCAACGACAATCACAGTCCTGGGTTTAGATGATAATAAGCTTGAATCCTATATCACCGTTCGAAGAAATGACTCTAATGATCTTGGGGCATTCGTTGATGTATGGACTAAATCCGAGCTCGATAGTATGCTTATCGTCAAATCGGGATACCTGGCTTCGAGTATCATTGTTCCGCATGAAGCATTTAAAGATATGACGAGCAAAATAAGAGTTGCAGAGAGATTCGCGAGCGATTTGTCTACGCATATTATCATTGGTCATGATTCGATCCTTTTTAGCCGTATTGTTGTTGAAATCGCAGACGGCGGTTATGCATTTATCATGTAATATGAAAAACCCTTGCCTACTTGGCAGGGTTATTTTTTTGGTCATTTTACTTATATTGCAATTATAAGAGCGTGAGATCATGAATCCTGAAACGAAAGAAAACCCTATGCAATGATCAGCGAATACAAATGACAGCGTTAGAAGGAGACTGCGCTATACGAAAGACGGGTGAATTGAATGGACGTAGGGGTAACAACTGCAATCGTCGGTGGAATTGTATCCTTAATGACGGGAGGGATCGGATACTTTAGCGGTCGCAGCAAAGACAGAATGTCTGAGCGCGAACTTCTCTCGAAGGACGAGCAAGCGTTTCGCACCGAACTCAAAGAGGAACTGAAGACCTACAAGGACGAAATCAAGAGACTGAGCGATGAGATTACGGTTCTCCGAAATGAGAATATGGAGTTGATTTCAGAGAATAGATTGTTAAATATCAAAGTCGAACAGCTGGTGGCTCAATTATCTACGAGGTCCGCAGATAGACGCTGGGATGATGAAGGATCTGCATAAATCTTTCTGAAAAATAAGACATAAGAAATTGGCGACTCAACTTTCGAAGGAAAGGATAAGAACAGCATGTTTAAAATGAAATATATTATCGAGCAGGAATTTCTTCCAGCTAAAACATTGAGACGGCCGGCCATCAAGAACCGCGGCATCGAATTTATTGTTGCTCACGACACTGGAAATGACGGGAGCACAGCGACAGGCAACGTTAATTACTTCCGAAATTCTGCAAATGAGATCGAAGCATCGGCCCATGTGTTTATTGATGATAAGAGAATTATTGAATGTATACCGCTTGATGAGAAGGCATGGCATGTCCGCTACAATGTTACGACAGATAACGAGCTTTACGGATGTGATGCGAATGATAAGGCCATTGGTGTTGAGCTTTGTTATTCATCCCGAAAAGGAAGCATTAACAACACCGAATCGTACAAACGTTATGTATGGTATATTGCCTATCTTTGCGATACATACAACCTCGACCCCATGAAAAAGATATCTGGCCACAATGAGCTTGACCCGTCCCGAAAATCGGATCCCTTTAAAAATGCCTTGAAAACGATGGGCATTAGCAAGCAGAAATTTCTTATTGATGTGGCTGAAGAGTTGAAGGAATGCCAAACAAACGATCCAAATTACTCCGTGTATCAGAATAATAATCACTTGAAGGATTTTTCGATATTGGATAACGCAATCAAGTATGCACAAAAATGGGCTAATGCAAGCGTTCGCCAAAAAAGTGATGGCAGCTTCGTATGGTCCAACATGACAAAGGTGGATGATGAAATCATGAAAATGGAAGCTTGGCAGAAAACTTTACTTGTTGAGGGACTTCATAAGCTGAGTCAAATCAATGGCAAAAATGGCTCACCCCTCATTGACAGCCCTCAAATGTGGATCAAAAAAGTGAATGAAGGAACGCTGACAACGGATGAGCTGGCCATAATCAATTTTGCGTTGATCACTCGTCAGGTGGTGAACTAGGATGTTGAATCCGATTCTGGCAGCAATCGTTACTACCGCAGGTCTATGGATACTGGTAGCGGGTTTAACGGAATCCATAACTGAGATTTTAAAAAATCTGTTTCCTGAAAAAATCAGGGACAAGGTTACATACACAGTTTCGATTGGAGTAGGAGTTGCGCTAGCATTTGCATTCCGATTGAATCCTTTTGGAATGACGGGAGCCACAATGTATGCTTCAATGGTTGCTGCCGGAATTCTAGCTTCCCGAGGAGCTAACTATCTGAACAGTCTGCTAAAAAAACTAGGGATACAGTAAAATCCTAATTATGACGGAAGCGGCGGATCATATCCGTCGCTTTTTTACGATTTCAATGAGGTGCCAAAGCTACTTCAAAATATGCTGCAACATTTAATACGCATGTTCCGACTACTCTTACTGTGGGAAATGAAGATTTAACAGAACCATTTTAAGCAGATCTGGAGGTTTATGCAATTATAGCCAACAAACAAAATTCAAATCACGTGCAATATGATTGTGAAAAATGTGGAAAGAAAATGAAGAACATACTCGAACAAGTCATTCATATTGTGTACGAATGTACCGAAGAGGATAAAGGCTTATCATAGAGGTTCGTATGTAAAAGAATAGCTAAAGAAGAGAATTATGACCTTGACCGAACATTTGTTCTCATGATATATTTACCAAACAGATGTTCCCATATTTCATTAATTGTAAAATTATTCTTGATTGCCTCGACGACATTATAAGAGAGTGATGGTATGCAATGGATGACTACAAAGGGCAGCTGATCATCAATAGTGAAAAGCGTTTCGTATATCACGAATCAGTTAACAGAGGACATGTCCAGCTACCAAGGATGGTCATCAATTGTTTAGGTCTATCGAGCGTTGCAAAAATTGTCTATGGAATTATCTCCGGTTATATTTTCGAGCATGGTAAAACGGCTTTTCCGTCCGTTGCTCGCATTGCAATGGGGTGTAACTGCACGAAGAAGACCACAATTAAATATATCGATGAATTGGTAGAAAAAGGATTCATCATCAAGGAACGGAACGGTAAACGGCGTACGAATAATTATTATTTAGTGGACGCCGATAAAGTTCAGCACCTGCAAGTTTCAGAAATGTTTTGGGGAATCATAACCGGAGTGTACAGAGACATCGAAACTTCCCTTTACGAGGATATTTACAATGGTGTGATAGATATTCTTGAGAATATTTCTGAATCTAACATTGATTTTAAGGATATTCCAGTGAATCCTACCACAAAAGCTCACGTCAGGAACATTCTGATTAATAACCTTGGAAAGGATGATGAGACCAGGCATAAACTACAAAACAGAGAAGAAGTAAAACCCGAGATCGACTCCTTTTTTCTGACAAGAAAAAAAACGAACGACGTTAACTCCCAAGATAATACAGGAAAAAAAGAAGGAGCAGAACAACTTGAACAAAGGGACCGAAGTGCTTCTGTCGACGAATTCTTGAAAAGGATAAAAGGAGTTAGCCCATGAGTGAACTGTTTAATACATGCGAAGAGTGCGTTGTAAAGCAATGGTGCAAACTCAGGCGTGGTGTCGTTAAGCTTCCTACCGACTCTTTGTTAACGTTCTGTGTGGGGAATGATAAGCTAACAAAGGCACTAGACTTAGCGAGAATCCCCAAGGAATACCTTAATGCGAATCTTTTCCACTATACGAAGGATTCCGATAACGCTGAGTATGCTGATATATTAATAGAACTTTTAACTAATCCTGTAGGTTTTGTCCGGTCTGGTCTGAATCTAGCACTGTTAAACAATCATAAAGGTACCGGAAAAACATGGACAGCCATTGCAGTTCTCAATGAGTTCATCTACAAGGTATGTCGTGACCCTGAGTGGTTTGACTATGAAAATCCTGTAGCTCTGTACGTTAAATTCGGAGCTTGGGCCAATAGGCAACGGGACATATACACCCGAAATGATGAGGAATTTACATTCCAAGCACATAAAGAACTGTCTCTAATGAAGGATGTGCCATTACTTGTCTTGGATGATATTGGTTCTGGAAGGATTACGCCCATTATCCGTGATCTTATCTACGATGTTATTGACCACCGAAAGGAACGGCAACATTCCATAGTGTTCACTTCAAACTATTGTGAGACACAATTACGGTCATCCGAAATGCTTGGTGAAATGGTAATTTCTCGTATGCTTTACAACACGATGATACTTCCTTTGGGGGGGCGAGATCGAAGGGTTTCTAAAATATACCACTATTGAGAATTTGTAATTACAGGAATTGAATAACATTTTTGTTCGCTTCTTCACAACTTATACTGCATTCTTAACACTTACTTACTATGAGGTAAAAGTACACTAATGCTCTGTATAGTGATTTCTATTAACTCAGGGATGAGCTTAGGCGAACGGAGGTCAAAAAAGTATGGCGAGATTAGAAATAGAACTTGGAAAACTATTTGCTAAACTCCGAAAAGAGTTTACGGGAACCGGGGCGATTGATACTCAGGTTAGAATATGTGCCGATTCTCTCTATGTCAGGTATAAGGTATCATATACTGCGTTAGAGAAGGCGCTGGTTAAATTTTTAAGAGACGATAGCGGTAGTATCACGATCCCTGACTATACAGAAACTGCCAAGCAAATGATCGACAATCTAATGCTACCGTTGTTTCCTATAGAAAAGGTCAAAGTGAAGGGCTTGTTCACACGAATTTTTATAGAAGAATGCAGCGAAGCGTCTTACTGGCTTGTCATATTCGACAAGAACATAGAGAAACTTGCGCGCGAATACGAGAGGAAAGACCACCCTGAAAGGCATATGAATAGAAAGCTATTAAGTATCGCCTTACCTGCTCTGATCATTCCTTTAGCCAAAGCGATTGGTATTTTTGAGATATCCCCTTATGTTTGAAATATACGGCAATTAGTTAGAACTCGCGGATATAGAGCGTTTAACTAAGGCTAGTCCAATTTACCCATTGGTCTGGCCATTTTTTTGTTCCAAAACATATGAATAATTCAAGAAAATGATATTATTGATACTATTTGTGTAGAAAACTTAAAAGTGTATTTCGCAACTAATATATGGGTCATATCGACTACTGATAGTACATGGCATAGGGGAGAGGACTTATGGCAGCTATTGAGGAATTGCAATTACTTAATCATGTACTTGTTACGAAAGAATGGGGAATCATAGGGGGCGCAGGGTTAGAAGAGGATTATTTTCAGGTATACAAGGATGTTTTCAACTACATTCAGTGCTTCGTCAATGAGAATGCGCATGTTCCAACCATTGAAACCGTAATGAACAAGTTTGACTCATTCGAATTAGTGGAATTGGAAAATATACAACATGTTGTAAGGTCATTGAAAGAGGACTTCCTGTACAGGCGATTTAAACCGGTTCTGATCTCTGTTGCGGAGACTTTTGCCCAAAAGGATACGTTGAATGCAATTCAACAACTTCAAGTCGAATCGGAGAAATTTCTAAAATCTTTTGGTTTGAGCTCTCAAGGTTATTCTTACATTAGAAACGCACAATCACGGCTTGATGCTTATAACAAGATACACGGAAGGTCAGATAACGAAATCATTGGATGGACTACAGGGTTCAAGCCGCTTGATTTGGCCACAAATGGTTTGGAGTTCCAGGAGGGAGCTGTCGATTACTTTCTGGTATTTGCTCCAACGAATATGGGTAAGACACTTATTTCTTCTTTCATGATGAGCGCAGCTTGGAACAGTTCATTAGAAGATGATTATCCAGCCTACTTTGCCCTTGAGCAAAGAGCGACTGAAATTGCGTTGAATTGGGATAATACGCTTGCTAGATTATCTCGACTTGCTCTTACCCGTGGTACTCTTTCAAACGAGAAAAGAGATGCTTACGCGGAGTATGTTGATAGACTTAAGCAAAGGCAAAAGGACATGGTGATTTATGACTTAAATAGTAATGGCGGTAGACCGTTCACTTTGGAAACCATTCACCGAATACTTGAACGCGAAGGTCATAATCGTTGGACATTAGATCAACTTTCAAAAGTTAGACGATCTAGCCGAGATAGTGGGGGAGACTTGAGACAGCGCCTTTTTGAAGTATCAGCAGGAATTCGTGAAATCATTTTGGATACGGGAAAGCCGGCTATGATCGTCGCTCAGGCGAACCGTGAGTCTCTTCGGAAAATCAAAAAGGACAATACCGAAAAAGTAGAAGAAACGGACATTGGAGAAGCATTTTCGATTGTTCAAGATGCTTCCAAAGGAATTTCCATCGTGAAAGTAAGCGATAATACCTTCCGAATTCAGGTCATAAAAAATCGAAACAACGCAAGTGGCCAATCGTTTCTTATTCGTTATGACTTTGATACAGGAACTGTCAACGTTTTAGATGATGCCATTCAAGAACAATACTTCTAAAATCTGCGAGGAGAGTGATCATGCAAGTTGATAAAACAAAAGGAAAAATTTAACGAGGGAATATTACACGCTCTGTACATAGACATCAACGAAATGATAGAAGAACTTCGTTTTTTGTATCAACATCAAACAAGATATGCGAATAATCCCAAAGCTTTAACCGGAATAAATTGTACTAATGATTGGATCATGTGTTGTTGTCCCATTCACACAGAGAGCCGTCCTTCTTTTGGTATATCGCGCATTCCTCCTTATCACTGCAACTGTTTTGTATGCGGCTACCTGGGGACGATCGATATCTTAATAGAAAATGTTCTGGGATTAGAGGCGGGAGAGGGTGTTAAAATTCTTCTGTCCTCAAATGTAATAGAAGAGAAATACAGCACATTTGATATCGTGGAATTTATTGAAAATCGAAGGAACAGCTACGAAATACCACATTTGGATGAAGGGGTACTTCAGAACATCAAGGATTCGCGGGAGAAGAACGAATCTATCTATCGGTCAGGGATAGAGTACATGAAACAACGAGGATTCGACGACCACACTCTATCAACCTATGAAATCTGTGTGGACACGATAACAAAAACAATTGTGTTTCCACAACGAACAAGAACAGGACATCTCCGGTTTATCCAAAAGCGCAAAATAGGTGGGAATGATCACGGAGCTAAGTTTATTAACGAAGGTATGGGAATAAAAAAAGACATTGTGTTCGGTCTTCACTTCTTTAACAAACTTAAAACTACAGCAAAACGAATTGCAAAAGTAAGATTGGTAGAGTCACCAACAGACTGTATGTCCAACTATCAAGTTGGAATTCCAGCAATATCCATAAACGGTAGAATCTTATTTAGGAATCAAGTCAGAGAAATTCAATTAGCAGGAATTACTGAAGTAGATCTCATGCTGGATAACGATATTGCAGGGGATAAGGGAATGGATCATGCTGCAGGATTACTGGATAGAGCCGGGTTGGTTGTGAACCGTGTGCGCTACCCTGATTTTCCTATGCTCAAAGACAGCAACGAGCTCTTCCAAGCGGGATATCTGGATAAGCTAGAAACCCATAATGTCAATCTCATAGGTTCATTATTCAAGTAACTCAGATTCAGTAAGCCAAAAAAAGTTCCAGTAACATCAAATCGTAAAGCTTCACATTAAACATTACACATGATATCGGAGGAAATTAACCATGAATATTTCAAGAAGTATCCCAACTGTACAGACTTTCGATCCAAATCGTTTAAATCCAATATTTGATTTCTTCCTTCCGAAAGTAAAAGAAGAAGACCGAGAAGACGTAAAAAGCGACTCTATTCTTCGGATCCTGACTGCAGTTGAAAAAAGAACAATAAAAAGTGACATTTTCACTTTCGCGCATACAATCGTACAACGCACTGTGTTTGATTACTATCGTCAGAAAAACCGCAAAATTACTAAAGCCTCAATATCCGTTAATTTTTGTGATGGTGCTGACGAGGAATCAGGTTCTACCATAGATTACTTTTCTTATGAAGTTGAAGAAGTTGGTTATCATCTGTCGGATGTTCGATACGACTATCTCATTCATATAACCGATTTTACTCCGCAAGAACGTAAAATTATTGATTATATGCTCTTTGTCGAAGAAGGTATGGACATGAAACCTACTGAAATTTCAAACCAATTAGGATTGAACAAATCTCATGCTTCACGAGCGATGAAAAAATTAAAAAAAGTATGTAGAGCATAAAGAACATAATGGTGTTAATAGACATTTATTCTCTAAGATTTATCTTGGTAATATACGTAATCCGTTCAGTTATGTGTACCTTAATGGTAGCACAATGGAAATATTCTTGCAACAATTACTCATCTTATTTATGAGATTTCTCGCAACGTTTAGCTGAATTGAAACGACTACTACATAATCATTACGAAGTATTACCCAATAGAGAAATATCTGAAACAGGTTATCAAAATAGCAGCCGAACATAATACAACATTAGGAGGAACACATGATGTCTAATACTGTAGTTCACGGTCTTAAAGCCATTCTTTCTGGGGGCGCCGATTTTATCACGTTTGAAGAAAATAAGCCAATGACCCTGCTTTTTATCGATTGGCATGACAATCTTGTCGGCGTACGAGAACATTATGAGAAGTCCTTGATTCCTAGTTATATTCGTTGTCCCGGTCATAAAATCTGTCCTTTATGTAAAAAAAATCCGGGGAAGTATCCTGCGATGCGAATTAAATTTCGTGTTTACGATCCCCTGGAAAACAAAATTAAGTTTATAAGCCTTGCTAAGACTCACATAAAGAAACTTAACGACGACTTTACTTTGCAGGGCGTGGACCCGACTAAGGTTCTCGTAACGATTTTTCGTAAGGGTAAAGGAATAGCTGAGACTTCCTATAAGGCATGTCGATATATAGTTGATCATACGGGAGCTGAACCGAAATTAGCTGTTCCATCGCGAGAACTTATGAAGAACTTACCTGATATTTTGCCACAAATCACACCTCATTCTCCTGACGAGATAGCTGGTTTTATGCAAGCAACCATCACCGGTAATGCAGGACTAGGGGATAAAGGCAATCAAAATCCGCAAAAACATGGCTTATTTCAAAAATTATATACTCCGAGAACATGCAACGGATAATCCATAAGCCGTTCATCAATCAACATTAATTCCTGAAACATCGTGGTAACGTAAACTTCCCATCTAAATAGATTCAATTAAAAGCCGAAGCTATAGCACCAGGAGGGAATGTTTATGTCTGATATGAATGAAATTTTGAACATCCTAAATTACGCGGAAAAGAAGCTAACCAAGACTCGAACTAAGAATAATGAAAAGATTAAAAAGATAGGAAAAATGAGTACTAAAAATCAGATGAGCCTTAATATTGAACAAATATGTTCAATCCCTGACAATTATATTCTCATTAACACACCTGAATTATTGGCCAGGTTAGTGAAGTATTACAGAGAATACAAAATGAGGTATGGAGCAAATGCATCCGTATTTCTTGATACAAAGACTTATGGATTAAACACCTGGAAGGATGAACTTGTCTCTATTTCTATCGGATTCATATCACATCAATATTTTTCCATACCCATGCGCCCGTTTCTGCATCCGTTGTCACGAGATATTCCTTCTCTTCCTTTTGATGTCGTAGCCGATACATTAAGACCATTGCTGGAATCAGAAAGCATGCTCGTCATGGCGAATGCAAAGTTTAATGTTCACGCATTAAAAAATTGGGCAAACATCGATATTACCTTCAACATCTATTGGGATACGATGATCGCGGCTGGTTTACTGAATGAGAATATGCCTAAAGGAATGAAAGAATGGTACAGAAACTATGTTCAACCTTGGCTAATTGAGCAAGGAAAACTAAGTTACGACGATCCTAATCGACCCATTGATGAGTATGGGATTATGTTCGATACCGTATCTTTCGATACCATCCCTCACCGATCTGCGAATTACTATGCTTGCCATGATGTATACATGACGCATCTGGTTTTCCTCTATCAGAAACAGGTATTCGAAAATCCTTCGTATAACCTTTCAAGGGTCTATAAACTTTTTAATGAAGTGGAGATGCCTCTGATTGCCGTATTCGCATCAGCTGAGCGGCGGGGCGTAGAGCTTGATTCCAAGTTTCTTAAAGATGTAATCGGCGGGATTCTCTCGGAAAAACTGAAAAATTTGAAGATGGATATCTATCAAATTCTTGGTGGCACAATATCAGTAACTCGAACAAGAACCCGAAGCCGGCATGGAATCAAATTCAAAGAGGAATATGTGGTTATGGAGGAACTGAATCTGAATTCTTCTATACAGCTTTCTCATAAACTCTATGATGAACATCAATTGCTTCAGCCGGAGATGATTTTTGATAACCAGCTTAGAAAGCCTAAAAAGTCTATTAGCAAAAAAGTGCTCATCAGAAACAAAAATAAACATAAAGTGTTTTCTCTTATTCTTGAATACCGTGGACTTTCGCAACTGATTCACTCCTTTTGTTATAAACTTCCCGAAGACATTGTAGACGGGCGCATACATTGCACCTATAACCAGTTAGTACGGACCGGACGAGTATCCTGTTCCAATCCGAACTTGCAGCAAATTCCGTCGAAATTTGATCTCATCCGCTATGCTTTTCGTGCTCCAGATGGCCGTTTATTGGTTTCGGCTGACTTTTCACAGCAGGAGCTTCGTTGGCTGGCTATCTTTACTCAAGAGGAAATACTCGTTGATATCTTCAAACAAGGTTTGGATATTCATAGTAGTGTAGCCTGCAAGATGCATGGACTTAACTATGAAATGTTTGAAATGATTCGTCTGTACAAGGAGGAATCCAAAGAAAAGACAAACCAGAACATAAGAAGAGTCCTGAGATATTGGAAGAACACCCAGGATCTCATTAACGCAATCACTTATCATAATGAAAAGGAAAAGACCTATATTGACAGTAATTTCATTAACGCAGACATGATAGTTGAATTAGCTGCATTCTTTGAGGCGTTACGTCAACAGAGCAAGTCAGTGGTATTTGGCGTGTTTTATGGTATTACGGAGAGGGGGTTGGCGGACCAAATTGAATCAAGCAAAGGTGAAGCTAAATCGCTTATCGATGAATTTAAGACAAAACTCACGAAATACCGCCAATGGGAAATTCAGACCCATCAAGAGGTTATGGAGAAAGGGTACATTGTAACAGTCCTTGGCAGAAAACGGAGGTTTGCAGAGGAAATCGCAAAAGTTGAGCAGAAGGATTCACGGGGCAACCCAGGATCTCATTGGAAAATCGATAAATGCAAACGCCAATCCTGTAATGCCATAATTCAAGGGTCGTCTGCCGATCAATCGAAGAAAGCGATGGTTGATTTGTTTTACCCAACACGGGCAGATGGATCCAAATGTTTCGATCGCGGCGAATGGTTGCGGGAAAATTATAAGTCACAACTCGAAAAAGATGATATACATATCGTTCTCCAGGTACATGATGAACTAATGTTTGATGTTCCTGCAAATGTCAGCCCTGCTGCATTGAAAGCAATTTCAAATACGATGGCAAACGCGATACCCAATGATGTGGGAGTAGCGTTCAAGACAGATATTGAAATCAGCCCGTATTGGGGCGGGAGCTTTTCTATAGAGCAAATTGACCTCATGAATAGAGGCATACTGGATTGGAAAAGGATTTTTGAAGAAGAGGTTAAAAGGAAGCTTGCTAAGTTCGGTATCGAATATAAAGTTGGCGTGTTTGCTGATGTAGAAGAAGCTGACGGGAATTCTGAAGGATAATTGGTGATTACCTTTTACTGCTTAGGTCATGTTTCGCTGTAATTCACGAAAAAAAGCCGCCTATAGCGGCTTTTTTTATATTCCGCAACTTTTGACCGGGATAAACTCACTACTGATATTGTAGGGATACTCTATTCATATCAAGGAGCATTGATCCATGGCGACAACGACTATAAAGGAAGCGACGAAAAGATCACCATCGCAGCGTATTCGTGTACTGACCGCGCTGCGGAACGCAGGTTCAAAGGGAATTACGAATGTTGAGCTGCAAGAGATTAGTCTTCGCTGGCAAGCTCGTCTCAGCGAGTTGTACAAACAAGGCTATCGATTAGCGTTGCAAAATTGGGGCGACGGAGTTTACAACTATACCCTCATCCATGAACCGGACACGATTCATCCGGAACCTAGGAGAGCGATTCAAGTCCTGATAAGCGAAATTGAAAATAAGTTCAGTGGCAACGTGACAACTTCTCAACTCATGGATCTTCTGAATTCAAATGGTTTGCAGGTTGGGAGAAAGCCTGGAAGCTTCACTGTGAAAGGCATTTAGTCGGTTACGGGAGAGGACATTGCCTTGAGAGGCGAACGAATTGGATATACGTTCAGGTTTTGCTCGTGCATCGTTCACCGTATACGAGAAAACCGCAAAGGAGGGCAAAAATGTTCGTGAAGTATGCCGTTGGAGGTCGGTTAGATCCTCCATATCATCCGACGAAGCTCTTCCCTCATTTTATAGGGCGGCAAGTAGCTATTCCACGCAAAGCAGATGTTGTTCGCGTGATTAAGGACACCTTTTTCATGTCACATGACCTTGAGTTCTACGCGATATCGGTCAGGATTGACAGTGAGAACTTCCGGGATTACTGGAACTTGAGCGTGGATGGGAAAGAAATCATGAAGAACATTCACTGCATGAAGTACGATGAAGGTCTTTACTTTCAGGTAGCCCATCCCATTCTAGCAGGAAAAGAAATAGTTTTCGAGTTCAACGCAGTTGATGGCAAAGCAAGGAATATAGAAGTGATGTTCCATTTCCTGACCGAACCTGATATCGATCTTCAATCATTCGGGACAACAGACTTGGGCAGCTATCCGGATCCGCTGCCTGAGATACCGGATGAGGAGGTCCCTCCCTCATCAGAAGGAGGAGGCGTCGTACTTCCTGTGCAATGGAATCTTTTTAAAGAGGTCAAGGATGCGGAGAAGTGGGCAGCAAACCTTGGCGTGAAGTGTGAATTTGGATCGAATATTGATGCAGCTAACTATGTAACCGAAGCAATCGCACTGCTGTTCAATACATGCGATGGTTTTGCAGGAATGGTGGCAAAGTATCAATTGAATATCAACATCAAGAATGGAAATGGAGCGAACGGATATTTCAACCCACCCGCTAATGAGGTCGTTGTAAGCAAAACATATGACTTTAAACATGCAACTGAAATTGCTCGAATGGAATATGATACCCATCAGAAGTCCTCACCGAACCGGTTAAGGACAGTCATTCATGAGATCGGGCATTGGCTTCACTATCACAATGTAGGAGCCTCTTTATTTTATCAGTACTCAGATCTTGACCCGGATGCATATGGCAATCAGACAATATTATCCAAGTCGGACGAGAACTACGTAGCCAACAACCTGTGTCAATATGCTACGAAATGGTTCCCTATTGAGTTAATGCCTGAAGTGTTTACAGCTAAAATAACCGGAGTCTCCGTTGACCCTAAAATATGGGAATGGTATGAGCAGTACGGCGGGTATCAGTGCTCCGGATGGTAGGAGGAAGATATGGATTTTACGATTCCGTGCGTTTTCTGTAAGCATTTTAATCGAGATGACAATGCTGGAGTGTCTTGTTTAGCTTTTCCAAACGGAATACCCAAAGAGATTCAGGAGCTGAAGGTGATTCATAACGTGCCGTATCCAGCTGACAATGGAATACAGTATGAACCATTAAGTGACTCGAATGACTATTTTAACTTTTTCGATGGGGAAACCAGAAAATGAAATAAGCCACTGGGTGCTTACGGCAACTGATTAAAGAGGTGATTATCTTGATTGGATTCATGAACTTATGCCCACATTGCGGGGCGGGATCTTCCTTTGTTCCAGAAGAAATGGAATGCGATAAGGCACTAGTTCTATGGTGTCAGCATTGCGGCAACTTTATCAATCAGACCCTGACGCTTGAAACCATACGGCGCTGGTGGCTCAGATTTGATGAAGGCGAGGAGTCTATTCGGCCGCCCATAAGTAAGGAAAGCTATGACGAGCTTCATAGAATCGAAGAACGGCTTAATGAAACGGATGGAAGTATTCTGGAGAGAATCGAACTTCATTTGAAAGATTTTACCGACTACCATTATACGGAAAGGATGAACGATGATGAAAGTCAGATTAAAGGCTAAGTTCTTTTTCGATAACGGAGAAGTAAAGAGGGTCGTTTGGACAATAAGTGATCCTACTGTCATTTATGGCAGCCCATCTAAGCCTGTCAAAACGGTGCTTACGACAGTCAAGGACGTTCAGGATGAATTTCAAAAGTCCTTCCGTAAGCTGCATAAAGAAGGTGAAGTTTTTACAGTTGCCGGTATCGGCGGTGATTTGTCCGGTGTCCATTTCAATAAGGTATCCTACTGGACGCTGAAGGTGGAAGAGATTGGTGAGGAAGAGGATAAAAGTAACCATGTACTGGCTCCAATGAAGGATGAAATTTAGCACGAGACCAACATGAAAATAGAGTGAAATATGGATATTAACATCGGAGGTAATAGAGTGAATTATAACCAACAATCTTTTCAAGATGGAGAACATCCTTTCTTGAAAATCAACGGTACAGTACGTAGCGTGAATATCCCCTCGGAATTGAGAGGAAACATTTCCATAGAGGAACTATTTCAAGTGCTCCAATCAGGCCAAAAATATCAGGATCTGCAAGGTAAGACAGATCATATGGATCTTCTCGGAGAAAAGGCGACTAAGATCGAGCAATTGGAAAAGAAACTTCTAGAAATGACTCAGCGCCTCGAACTACGGGATGTACTCATTGCTAAGCAGAGAACCCTCATAGATACCCTGCTGGGAGAAAACTTAGAAGGTTCATTCGATTCTCCATCCTTCCCAGATGATTTCAGATACTATGATGATACTGTTGGGGGTCTGGGCGGAAACCAGGTGCAAGAAATCGTTAATCAACTAGCTGCAAACGAAATAGGATTAGGAGAGTTTAGTTACGTATTTGCGGGTAACACGGCTGTTATACGTATGAATGATGGTGGAAGAATCGTCACGGTGGTTGCTCAAGATTTTTATGAAGCAGAAGAAAAGTAAACATTGCTTAACCTTTAAAATTCAACATCCTTTGAAGGCTAGGAAGGAACGAATGTCTAAGTACGCAATCGCATACATGAATTATTTGGACAATATACACTTGGTCAAGATTATAGAAGCCGATGGAGAACTCGAAGCATTACGAAATGTGCTTGATTTATCCTCTGACGAGTTCGATTTTAAAACTGTTGAAGAGGTGATGTGCTATTGTTTCAGCATAGATCTAAGTGTTTCTATCCCAGTTCTTTTAGTTGAGTAA